GCCGAAGCGATGTTGTGGGGGATGAGGGGACAACTTGAGAAAAGAAATTCTGCCATGAAGTTCGCATTTGACGAAATTCAGACTTTGAACGCACGATACGAACCGGCTGAAGGCGTTGGAACCAAGGGCCGAGAGGAGCGAAGATAAATGGCTGCCGACATTACTACCGCAATGTCCGATGAACTCGGATTGAGGCTCGAAGATGCCGATGAGAACAATTACATACAGGCTACGAAGATAAAGTTTTTGAGCGCAGCTCAAAGACAGGTGGCGAGTTATCTTCACGATGCCTATTTAACTGAACTTGAATATGTAGATACGTCTTGCGTGTTGACCGCTTCTACCTATACTTCATATCCACTGACATCCCTTAACTCTGGAAATGGTGTATTGCGAGGGGGCAAGGGGATCAAGCGGGTTAAAGTGCATGTGTCCGGAGATTCTACCGGCCTTTGGGCAAATGAAATCGATGCGGATGACCTAAAGGATAGGGAAAATCAATTCTTAGCATCATCCGATACTGCTCCTATGTATTACATATTCAACAACAAAATCAATTTGCTTGTTGATACATACGCAGTTAACACAACTATCGACGTATATTATCAAAAACTTCCTCCGGAATTGTCTACAAGTGTTGACCCTGTTTTGAATGTTGGATTTCAGGACTTGATTATTACGCTTGCGGAGGCTACATTATGGAGGGCCGACGACAAACCGGAACGAAGAGAAGCGGCGTATCAACTCGTGATGCAAGAGATTGAAATTCTCAATCGACGTTACCGAAGACCCGAAGGAATCGGAACACGGGGCCGGGAAGTGAGGTCGTAATGCCAGCTTGGTTGGTTCCTGCGATAAGCACCGCCGCGAATTGGATTGGTGGACTTTTAAATAAACCCGACAAATACGAAGATACTCCCGAAGGTCGAAGGAAGAAATACATTTCTAAATATGGAGCTATTAGTCAAGGCCAGAGAAGCCTTGCTCTTGGAGGCATATCTCGTGAAACTGGAAATATTGCGCAACAAGCCAAAGCCGATTATCAAGGAAGGCTTGTTTCTCAAGGCATGGGTGGGAGCATCGCGGGACAAGAGAAGTTAGCGGATATTGACACGGAACGAATGAAGCCAATTACAGAGATGTCCGAAAAACTTGATCTTGTCAATGAACAATCTAAGTTTCAGGCCGCAAATGAATTCGCTCAAGGCCAAACAATGTCGGACCAAGCCATTAAACAGAACAAAGCCCAGACGTGGGGTGGATTGATAGGTGGATTGGGCGGAGCAGTGGGGCAGGGTATAGAAGAACAACAATCTCTTGATGAAGACGCAAAATACGAAAAAATGGCAGCGGAACTTGCCAGTGGCGGCATGAGCGCCGAAGACATAAGATATTATATCATGGCATTGAGAGGAAAAAATAATGCCCAAAGGTATTGATTATAAGTCTCTTGCCAAGGCAAATAAACGCGCTCAACTATTGGCAGAGAATCCCTATTTCCTAACGGGACAGAATATCAATGCGGTAGCGCCTGGATACGGTGCATCCCCAGATGATACGCTAAGATTTAAAACATCTACCGCAATGATGGATTATTTAACAAAAGCGAAGAATTTAACCTCTCCCAAATTGTCCGACTATGAATTAAGGAATCAAAGGATTACCAGCGGGACTGGAACAAAGATGGATTCAATCGCCGCAGGATTATTGCCAAGGGCTACCAAGCCAGATAAATATGATCCCGCAAAAGAGCTTGAGTCGAGATTGTTGTATCTTACTGGTATAGACAATCCGACTCCTGCGCAACAAATGGCATTGCAAAAGGCACAAAAACAATGGAATGTTTTACATCCAGACAAAAACAATGGAACCAATCCAAACAACATCGAAGAATTGAATAGGTTGACGACTGGTTATGATCGGGTTCGAGGTTTAATAGAAGGGAGTTCCACGCAGAGCGCAGACACTTCGGATACGGCTAAACAGGCGATGATGACCTATAGCCAGGGGATTGAAAGGTATTTTAAAAAAGAAGCAAGGGGAAATCTTAACAAGAAACTCGAAAAAGGGTATGGAAATTCTGACATTTCTACAAAAAAGAGAATAGCGGAATCTATTGCTGATTATGCCAAGACATTGGCGATGCAAGAAGGGAGCGAAGACCCAGAAATAAAGAAAAAAGAAGCGTTGGATACGTTGAAAAAGTATATGCTAAAAACTCATGGCGTTACTTGGGATGAATATAAAACCATGTTGGACGAAGTAAATGAATCGGAAGGTATGTAATGCCCATCCAATCCGCCGAAGATATACTGGGGATAACTCCCAACAACAAGGCAGGTAAAAGTGATTCGTCTATTCCGTTTGGATTTCGTAGATCAATTCTCCCAAGCGCGGAAGACATTATAAATGAAACAGTAACAATTAAGCAACAAAAACGGGGCAATTCCCTTGACAAAATTCTCAACCAACCAGAACCCGTAGAACCCCAACAGCCCGAAAACCCGTTTGAGTCCGTGGCAAACGAAAATCCGGAACAGTTTCAAGATATTCACAAATTAGTCAAAGATACTGGTATTTCGATTGATGCGGCCAAGAAGGTGGTGCAAGCGAAAACAGCGGCAGGGACACCACTTCCGAAGCCACAACATGGATATGTCGCTCCAGAGGTTAACACTGGGGTTAAATATTCTCCCGAATTGATTCCTCCTCCGTGGGAAGGTGCAGAGAAGGGTATCGCTCAAGACAATAAAATAACCGGTGCAGAGAGAATAAAACAAGTTTATAAAAACCCCGTAGAGCTGACTCCGTTTGTGTCTGGTGCGGCAGATTTAGCGCATTACAAAAGGCTGTATGATTCGATAAACCGCATGGAAGATGGAACGGCGAGCGAAGACGACATTCAGAATTTAAAGGATTTCAACGCATATCAAAAAGCAGACAAAACTTTTGGCTATCAAGTATCAAATGTCCTTGCCGCATTGCCTTCATTCTTTGGTGAATTATATGCAACAGGTGGCATTTATACCGCCGGTCAGAAAGCGGCAGTAAAGGGCATAAAATCAGCAGTAAGCAAATATTTGGGTGATGTTGGATCGAAACTACTCGAAAAGAAACTCGCTCAATTTGCCGTAAAGGGAGCGGCGTCGCTTGTTGGATCAACCATTCAGGCTCCAGTGGCAGGTGCGGCTCGAATCGCTTCTGGGACAGCAGAAAAGATGATGCCGAGTTTCTCCGTGGATGATGACGGTGAGGTGCAAATTCAACCGGGAACGGGAGAACAACTTATACCGGCTTTTGTCAAATCGCTAACAGATCAATACATTGAAACGTCAAGCGAACATACCGGTGGCGCGTTAAGTTTTGCTGGGGATGCAATCAAGAATTCGGCACGATTTAAGGCTTTGGCGAAACCAATTCAAGACGCAGCAATGAAAAGCGCGCTGATTCGATCTATCGTAAAGGCCAATAGGGGAGTTTCAGCACAAAAAGTAAAAGCATTTCTTGACAAGGGAGCTTACAACGGCACGTTTGGGGAAATGTTTGAAGAACGTGTTGGTGACGCCATGCGAGGACTGGCGCATGAAGTTGGACTTAGCGATCAAGAATTTAAGTTGCCAAGCCTCGAACAATTAGCGGTTGAGTTGGTTGCGTTTGCTGTTCCCAATGTAGCGGCACATGGCGTTTCAATGGGAATGGACAAAGTAAGCGGAGAGAAGAAAGAAGAAGTTTCTACTCCCACTGTTGATCCCCCAATATCCAAACTTGAATCCGACATAGCCAATACGACCGATCCCGAATTAAAGGCTATATTGCAACGGAAACTTGACGCGCTCAAGCCCCAGCCTGAAACCGTTCAACCCGAACAGCCCATTTCTCAACGCATTCAAGACTATCAAAAACAGCTTGACGAACTCAAGACATCAATGGCCGCCGATGCAGTGAAAAGTCCTACGGCGCAAGATGCATTTGATACTATTAACAAAGGACTTGAGACATTAAAAGCCGAAAGACAGAAGCTTGAACGCGAACCTATCCTTTCTCCCGAACAGGCCAAGGCCCAGCACGAGCAAGACCTACAAAAGACCTTAGACTTACAACAGGCTATTGCAAGAAACGATTTAGAGGAAGCGGGAAAGATAGCCAAAGAGATTTCCGAGTCGGTTACAAAGCGTAGTCAACCTATTCCTGAGACTTTGATGGAAGCTAAAAAAAAGCCCATCACACCTGAGTCCATTGACCAAGCCAAGCAGATTGCGGACAAATACGGAGTTCGATACGAACGCAGTAACGCCGGGCAACACTTATTTACTGATCCTACAAATGGAAGTTCTTTTCATGTTCCTGTAGACCAGATGAATGACGCTACGTTCAAGAGTAATTACAGCGCCATTCTTGAAAATTGGGAAAAATCTTCAAAACCAGAAGAATCGCAATATGCCACGGAAAAGTTGAAAGAATTGAACCCAGACCAAATTGCTGAACCCAGCAAAATGGTCGAACCTACTGTTTCGGAACCAGCCGCAAGCGAGACACAACCCGCAACGGGTGAGACACAAAAGCAACCCTGGGAAATGACAAAAATGGAATACGCTCCGAAGCCTTCTCCAAAATTATATATCTATGGAGCAGGAACAAGATCAGGGAGAATGGAGCGGATAGATCATCCAGATGAAAGAATGAAATCGTGGAGAAGCAACATTTTAAAACATAAGGGAATTATTGAGCAAGCTATCTCCGAAGGGAAGCCCGTTCCGCCCGAAGTTCTTGCAGAATACCCAGATTTAGTCAAGCAACTAACACCCGAAGTCGCCCAGCCCCAGCAAAAACCCAAATCTTTGAAGCCAAGAGAGAAGAAACAGAAATCATTGATCGCGCAGAAATCATATTTAAATCTTGTGCGACAAAATGGAGGATTGAGAGCGGAAGGCGACTTAAAAGGCGAACTCAAAGGACTTCCGCTATACGTTAAAAATAGCAATGGGTTGAGCCTTGATAGGATGACTGAAAGGTTAATTGAACAAGGCTACCCCATTAAATCGACCCGCGAACTTTTGGATCTATTGCGTTCAAAGGCAGAAGTGCCGGACATAACGGGAGAAGTAAAGCCGAAAAGCGACGCAGAGCAAAGAACCGAACAATTTAACAGTGAAGAAATTCCAGTAGGAAAGCTGAACGAAGGCGATACGTTCGGAATTCAAGGCGAAGACTATAAGGTCATTTCCAAACAACCAGGAAAGATCGTCGTCAAAGACGGCGAGACGTTCGTTCTGGACGAATTCGACAAGCTACCCATTGACAACGGGGATGTGACTTCACCAAAAGAACGTATTAAAGCTCCGGACGGACTTGGGTCGGAAGGATACATTGAAGCCAAGAAAGAAGCCGATGGACGCTACAAACTATATTTCAGGGGGACGCTAAACGAGATATTCCCAGGCGAAAGGTTTGCATCAGCCAGTGAAGCGCGGAATTACTGGAAGGTTCAAAAGGCAAAGCAAGATAAGGGCGGCATTGAAAAAGGGCTAAGAGATATGGCCCAAAGAATTATAAACGCAGAAGAGAATTTCAAGGATTCAGTTAAAGAACAGTTTGGTTTTACCGATCAAGAAGCTCAAAAGATATGGGATGTTTACCGGAAAGGAAAAATCGTTGAAGTTGATGCGGTCGGGGGACAGCACAAATTAAAAGATGGCCGGTTTTGGGATAAACAGGTTATGCAGAATGCCCTTGACCAAGAAAGCGGAAAAGTCTCTACCGTAAAACAGCCGGGCGCAAAAAACGAGCAGATCGTTTCCACTGAACTTCTCGGCCAAGCCAAAGCACCGAAGAACCTTATTAAACCCAAGGGCGAAGTAAAACCCATTGAAGGCCGTGGTGGGGTTGGACTATTTGCCACGGAAGAAAAGCCGGTTGAACAGGGCGATGTGTTTAAAGAAAAATTGTCGGATGATGAGCGTCAATATAGAGACACTGAATTTGTAAGTAGCGTTCAATTTGAATCTAAAGTTAAAATGAATCCGGAATCAGATAAGATATATACAGTCAAGGGAATTGAAGGACGAGGGAAGAGAATAAGACTTGTAGATCAAAATAATAATGAAATTACAGTCCCATACGATACGAGGATTTATCCGGTAAAGGAAGGCGACAACAAATATTCAAAAGCATGGGACAACGACCTTTCGCTTGAACAAAAACAGAAACTTTCAGAAAAGGCCGGTTGGGTTACGCAACAAGGGAATCCGACGTTACTTGGCAAGAAGATTGTAAATTCCAAGTGGAGCGAACTTTCCCCTGCGGCTCAAAACATCATCAAAAGAAATTTAGACGATACCGCACAACCCAAGACACTAAAGAAACCAGAAGGCGTTACGCTGTTGGGTGGCAATGCAAAAGCCGCTCAAGCCAATCAAGCCGAAGCGATGCAGGACATTAACAAGGGTGCTAACTATCAATTTAAACACAAAGAAGGCGACAAAGTAACAGATAAAGAAAACGGTAAACAATACATTGTAAAAAGTGCCTACATTGAAAACGGCGAGGCAAGATATACGGTTTATCCTCCTGGTAAGAAGCAGTCTCTCGGTTATCATGTTCGGATAAAAGAAAGCGATTTGAAATCACCTAAGTCTTTAAAGAAACCAGCCAAGCAAGGCAAGGGGACGGAGTTTCAGGTATCACCAGAAACCGCAAAAAAGTTAAATACGCCCGTCGATCTTCCTAAAGACCCAAAATTTACGGAAGCAGTAGCCAACACGCCTCATTCTAAGATTGTTGAAGACGGGTTGTTGATCAAGGTAACGAGAAGTCAAAAACAAGAACAAGGCGAATCGATGTCGGTTAGGACGGGAGTTTTTTATCAACCGCTTGGTTCTCACAATAAATATTCGTATTCAGGAAAGAATGATTATGGTGGAAACGTTAAGATAGAAGGTGAAACGCTATTAAGAAAGCCATTTTTTGTTAAGGGTGCGACCGGCGGGAAAGCTCCGCAAGTTGCCTATGATTCAATAAAAGGTAAAAAGTCTTACGAAAACATGAGACATGAAGTCCTGCAAGAAGTAGTGGGATCAAGGTGGGATAAAAGTCAATCGGACAAAATTGTTGGAACTCAAAACTTATTAGAGAAATACAACGATTTGGATAGTTCGGAAGCATATGATATGGCATACGAAATCGTCCAGAATTCAAAGCAAGGCAATACGCTTGCGTATGCAATACAAGAAAACATAGTGGCTCATGCGGTTAGAGGCGAAGGATACGATTCAATCTTGGGGTGGACGGCAAAAAGAGACGGAACACCATTCCTATCTGAAGTGTTTGATTTGAGAGAAACATCGTATCCAAGCCGAGAAAACCCAGAAGGAGAAATACATCCTGATTATTTAAAGCATGAACAATATCAAACACAAGGTATGGTCGCTCCCGCAACCGAGCAATGGAACCGTGAAGCAACTGATATTCTTTCAAAAGCCATAAAAGGCGTTAAAGTTGAAAGCCTGTCTCATGATAAGATGGTTGAGATGTTTGGTGGAAACAAAAGGGGAGCCATTAGAGGAAACACAATTTACATTAATAAGGATCATGCAGGAAGGGATACTATTTTCCACGAATATGGTCACGCATATGTAAATTACATGGAAGAACAAAAAACTGAACTATGGAGGAAGGGCGCGGTTCTTATTCAGAATACAGAATATTATAGAGATTCTATAAGAAGTGGTTATGGTGATCCTATTAATGAAGCCTTGGTTCAAGCCATTGGAGAAAAAGGCGCGAAGATTCAAGGATGGAAGAAAAAGAGCGAATTCAAGGCGTGGCTTAACAAAGTATATACCGAAGCCAAAGTAGCGTTCAAGAGACTTTTTAATATTGACCTAACCTTGGATGAATTCACGAGCAAGCTTGCTTATGAAATGAGAAGTGGCAAGCCGATCATGGATGTAAGCGGGAACAAGTTGGAGTTTGGGAGCCAAGTTGATGTTGCCGGAGCCGGACCAAACGAGATTGAAGACGCACGGCGAGAATGGCAAGAAAAAGGAACGGAATCGAAGTATTTTAAGCGGTGGTTCGGAGATTCAAAGGTTGTAGACAATAACGGGAAGCCGTTGGTGGTGTATCATTCTACTTCCGAGAAATTTAATTCATTTGACATAAAAAAGGGGAGAAGTTATTCTGGGATTTTAGACTATGATTTACCCGGATTTTACTTTACATCTGAGAAGGCGTTCTCTCAAGACTATGGCAACATTACAGTGGATGCGTATCTGTGTATTAAAAATCCGTTTATTGGAGACCTGTGGGACTATCGGAAGCGTAATAATCTCAAGACGTGGAAAGCTGTTTATGATAAATTAAACAAAGATGGGTTTGATGGGGCAATTTTGTCTGAAGGAGCCAACAACTCCGAAGAAGAGTTTATCGCTTTCTTTCCCACTCAAATCAAATCCGCTACCGGCAACCGTGGGACATTCGACCCAAACAACCCAGACATACGGTATCAAGTAGAACCCGACAAAACACGCAAACTTTTCAACGAAAGCGGAGCCAAGACACCGCACGAATTTTTCAGCTATCTTTACGATAAAGAAGGATTGGAATTTGCAACAAGAGAATTTAGGCGGTTCGGTGAATTTAAAGATAAACCAGCCGAAACGTCGGTATCCGAAAGACTCAAGAATCTACAAGCAGGATTTGAAGGATTAAATAAATCGGAACCGGCAAGACCGATTCAGCCAAGTCCAAAAATTGTTCCGGAACAGCCGAAGCCAAAACGCGAACCGGTTTCGCCGAATATTTCTCAACCACAAGCTAAAACAGTGGAAAGTAAAAGCGTGTATCTTAATAACCTGATTAAGAGACTTGAAGAACACGCTCAAATCGATCCTGATTATCCGAGAATGAACCTTGCGGAAGATGCGGCAAAGGCGATTAAGTTTGTTGCCGATGATCCCGTGAAAGCCAGAGAAACAGCAGTAGGCTACAGAAAGCCTCCAAAGGGCATAACAGACACCGCCATAAGGCTTGCTTATTTGGAGAAAGCCATTATTGACGCTAAGGAATCCGGTGATTACACCGAAGCCGCAAAGACAGCCAATGCCGTTAAGTTAAGTGGGATTAGAAAAGGCCAGGAAGTCGCGGCTTACCGTGGGGTTGTGAACGAGAACTCAATTCAGCATTATGTAAACAAAGTCATTGAAGCAAGAACTGAATTGCTGACTAAAAAATCAAAGTTTACACCAAAGGACAAGAAAAAAGCCTTGACCGAGAATATAAGCAATCAAACGGAAACCGCAAAGAAAGTAATGGATTCAAATAGATTAAGAATTGACGAAGCCCAACAGTTGCTTGACTTACTGAGTTGTTAGGGGAGATTATGGCCTGTATAAGACGCGACATTATCGAGAAATTAAAAGCTGGTGTTAGAAGCGGTGAAATATCTTTATCTAAACTTTACGAAATGACTTCATCGGAAGAACGCAGAGCCGTATTTGAGAAATTCGTTCCAACCGAAGAAGCAAAAGCTATCAATGCTTCTTTTGAACAGGCAATGGCCTCAAAGCAAAAGAAAGCCTTGACGAATTGGGTAGCTAAAACATTCACCACGAAAGAACGCAGCGCGGGAAGATACAAAACAGTTGTAGATCACATCCAAGAGATTAACAAGATAGGCCCGCTTAATCCAGAAAATGCAAACGACTTTTTATCTGACATGGTTTCAAAGAAGTTGGGAGCCAGCGTAACACCGGAAGAATTCAAGATTATTACGCAAAAAGCCGATAAGCTGGAAGAATTATATAACAATAAAACGGAATTCGGAGTTCCCGAAACGGAATATTGGGTGGCAAAGAATAACATAGAGAAATACATCCAATCTTTAACGCCTACACACAACCTAAAAGTGGCAACGTCTATTTCTGGACGCGGGGCGATGTTGGCATCCATTAAATCTCCATTGACAAACATCATCAGTAACACGGTAAATGGAGGCATTCAAGGCCTTCAAAGAAGAGTATCAAGCGGTACGTATAAAGGATTGAACGGTGACTTTGCGGTAGCCTATGCTAAAAAAGTCAATGAGATTTATCAAAAGTCTGGATATGACATAAGCCGGATGGAACACGAGAATTACGGACAAAGACGGTTGGGTGAAACTTCTCCGCATTCTCAAGGGCCTGGATTGACTCGAAAAATAGGAAGGTTTTACGAGGACGTAGTTTTCAAGCAACTCATGGGCGCTCCGGACGTGGTTTCGTCTTCAATCGCTTTTGCTGATGCGGCCAATTTAGCTTCTACGAAAATAGCCCAACAGGAAGGCTTGACGGGGAAAGAAGCCAAAGACAGGGCGCTTGAAATATTTAAGGATTCCACGTCCATTACGCCTCAAACCGCAGAAGGCGAGCTTACCCGAAGCCAAGCACTTGCGGACGCTCAGTATTCAACCTATACTAATAAGAGCGGGTATAGTGATTTAGCTATGTCCATAAGGACCGCAATAAATAAAGCCACTGGTGACGTAAGACTTGGCGATCAGTTAATGCCATTCGTCAAGACTCCCGCGAATGTTGTTCAAGCCGGTGTAGATGCTGCTGGGCTGGGAGCGATTAAAGGATTTTTCCAACTCAAGGATTCTATCCGAGATTTAAAGGCCGGAAACCCTGCTCCAATGAGAGAGACGGTAAATAATTTCGTGAAGAGTGGGCTTGGATTGACTTTGGCTACTATTCTTGCCTACGCCACAGACCCAGATGATTTTGTTGGTGATTACGATTCTTTGTCGTCAAAAGAGAAGTCTTTGACTGCACTTAAAAACGCTCCATACAATTCCGTTAAGATGGGCGGTAAGTGGGTTTCGCTTGACTACCTCGGACCTTTGGCCGCTCCTTATATTGGAATTCTATACGCGAGAAAATACGGAGACAATTTACCCGAAAAGATATTTCAATACGGCAAGGGCGCAGGAGCGCAATCATTGAGAATGCCAGGGCTTAGAGAATTCGCCGATTTGATAACAGACGTAAAAGACGCTGTTAAGCGTGGAGATTTAGGTAGGATCGAAGAAGGGTTAAGCGATGAAGCTGTGGCTTATATCCGTTCAAGGGTCGTCCCAGCCATAGTAAACGATTTTGCCAAGGGGATTGATCCTTACGAAAGAGCAACGGGCGGGAAGTCTCTATCAAAGGCGATTGCTTCAATCCCAGTAGCAAGAGAAACTTTGCCAGTAAAAACGAGTCAGATTACGGGCGAACCACTAAAGTCCGAGAATTTCGTATCAACCATGTTGTTCGGGAGTAGATTAAAAACTCCGATAGAGAATGATGTGTTGAATGAAATCAATAGACTGTATGGAGAAAACGCGGCTCCGGCAATATCTGATATTCGATATGGAAAAAGAATGCAGGAACTTTCCAAGCAAATCGGAGAAGCGAAATTCAACGAAGCCATTTCCTATTATGGTAAGCTTTACGGCAACAAATCAATGAGGACAATATCAACACCTAAATATAAATCTTCCGTAGATGAAGAAAAGATGAAAATGCTGAATAAAAACAGAGATGAAGCACTTGACGAAGCGTTGAGAAAATTCGGATACAAGAAACAAAAGAACCTTTTAAAGAAGAGGGACTAAATGCCAGCCGTCAGTCAATCACAGCGCGGACTTTTCGGAGCCGCATATTCAGCCAAGAAAGCTGGAAAACCCAAACCTAAATACATTCCTCAGAGCATTTGGAATTTAGACTTGACTAAGATGGAAGAATATTTATCTATGAAAAAAGAAACTCCGAAAATGGGGAAGTGGTCAAATTACATGAAAAGGCACTATATGAAATAGCACTTGCTATTTGAAATAGAAATCATTATAATAAGGTAACACGACCAATCATCCCCTATTGAAAGATAGGGGCAGAAGCCGCAGTCCAAAAGATTGCGGCTTTTTTATTTAGGAGACAATATGAACCGATTGAAAATTTTGATGCTTGCCTTGATAACTTTTATAGCCCTTAATGCCCAAGGTCAAATGTATCGAAATTATCCCAAAGTTACGACGATGGCCGGGGATTCAAACCTTGTCTTGTTGTCTCGGTATGACGCATCTACGCAGACGTGGGCTTCCAAGAGAATCCATTGGGAAGACTTGATGGAAGTCATTAAAGATACCATGAACACCTTGAGACTCTTTGCGTTTGATGATAGCCTTTCTACTCATTGGAGCGAACTGACCAGTAGAATTGATCTTAAATTGAACGCAGGTGATTTTGACGACAGCCTTCTTGTGGCGCATTCAATCAATATTGCCAAGCTTTCCAATTTAACAACCAATGGATTTGTCAAGACTTCTGGGAGCGATGGGACGTTATCGGTTGATTTGAATACATACATTACAGGGAATGAAGAAATAACTTTGAGTGGCGATGTATCCGGGTCTGGTACGACGACAATCACAGCCACGGTAGCGGATGATTCACACAATCATATCATCGGAAACGTAGACGATCTTCAGACGGCATTGGACGAGAAATTAAACGCCTCGCTATTCGCGGACAGCATTGAAGCGGCGCATGAAGTCAATGCGACCAAGCTGAAAAATCTAACGGACAATGGATTTGTAAAAACAAGATATTCTGACGGGTCTTTATACATCGACGAAGTTGAATACCCTGCGGTTGAGACGGGGGATATATCATCCGTGACTGCTGGTGACGGTTTGGGAGGCGGGGCAGAAACAGGCGATGCGGATGTTTATTTGAAAGTCAATGCAAATGGCGGACTGGAAATATCCAGCGATTCGGCAAGAATCAAGCTGAACGGGAATTCTCTGATCCTTTCCTCTTCTGGCGTGAAGGTAAACAGCGTCGCTGGAGTTGTTGGGGCAAAAGAAGACAGTGTGACGATGACCGACCTGAATGCTTTTATGCTGGACTTTCATGATATAGGAGGAATAGACGACGATGTTCCGGATACGTTTACGGACATAAATACAGGGACAGGATTGCAGGATTCCTTGAATGTTATGGTCCATCGAAAAGACACCACATCAACTGTTGCGACTAATGGGCACTATTACCCGTATAGAAGAGGAGTGCTGGACTCAACGCTTCTTTCTACAGCATTGCAAGCAGAGGTGGACGGGTCCATTACCAATGAAATTGAAGTGGTGAACGAAACATACAATTCAACCAATTTCAACGACGATACAGCCGATACAACAGAAGCGGTTTCACAGAACAATTTCTATGACTTCAATCATACTTTTGATACGGATGATGATGGACTTCCGAATAAGGTTGATTTATCGTCTGCTGGATTTGTTAAGACTGGGGCCGATGGTGTTTTGACAGTAGATGGGTCAACTTATTTAACCTCGGAGGTTGACGGCTCCACAACTAACGAGATTGAGGTTGATGATGAAACAGTTTTCAACTCAGTTAATTTTGACGGAAAAACAGCCGAAGCTACAAGCAAGGACGATTTCTATGACCATAGTCACATAGCCGACATAGACGATGATGGCCTTGCGGCGAAGATTGACACGCTTGCATCAGCCGGATTTGTTAAGACAGATGCAACGGGAAATCTGTCTTCCGATAACTCGACCTATATCACAGGGAATCAACCAATTACTTTGAGTGGGGACGTTGATGGAACGGGAACAACGTCTATAACAACAACCGTGGATGATTATTCTCATCGACATCTAAGAAGCGATGTTGATACACTGCTTTCGTCTCTTGACTCCTGTTTTAAGTCTGTAAATTTTAATACAACCCTGAATACAGAAAGAACCATATCAACGGAATGGACATTTACCGATAGCATAAAGCTAAGTGGTGGGATTAGATTCTCAACTGGAGCAACCGCTGGATATTTCTGGAAGGCAAATGATGATTATGGGAATGGTGTTTGGGCGGCAGTAGTGGCAAGCCAGGTTTACAAGGGAACCTGGGATGCACACACTAACACTCCAACTCTTGAAGACGGAACGGGAACCGCTGGGTGGTTCTATCGATGCGTTGCTGGCGATACTTTTGATGTTGGAGACAGGAATGTTATATTTGATGTTGGCGATGACATATCCTATAATGGAACACTGTGGGAACGTATTCCAGCTTACTCGGCCACGCCTGCTGCTTTGACTGATGCGGATGATACCAATATAACATTATCTCTTGGTGGAACTCCTGCTACCGCACTATTGCAGGCTGTTACTATAACTGCTGGATGGACTGGGACTTTAGCTGATGAAAGAATTGCAAGTGCCGCGACGTGGAACGCCAAGATGCCTGGGACTCTTGAAAAGGACATTACGACATCTGGAACAGGGTTATCTGGGGGAGCTGATAATGTTCTCCCTGGTGTTGACGCGGATGTCCAAATCACTCTTACAACAAGTGGAGATATTCTTGGTGGAAATGGGCTGACAGGAGAGTTTAACGATGTGCTGCCCGGCAACGAAGCCGATGTTAGTCTATCTGTAAACGTTCATCCGGATGGAGGAGTTGAACTTTTCGACGACTCACTGAAAGTTAAGTTGAATGGATTAACTCTATCAGTTGGGACGGATGGGTTGTCTATTACAAGCGAGGGACATAGTCATTCGGCTGGAACATTGCCCTCCAGCACATCATATTTTGGATTGCTTGCTCAAAACACTGAGGTGTCAGATACTCTCACGCTTGGAAAAATGAGCGTTGTAAACGATACGGCGTTGTCTGCAAATGTGACGCTTGACACAGAGTGGGACACGGCTACAGAAATAAACTCTCGCATATCGGGAGGACCGTTTCTCTTGACGGAAGTTGACGGTTCTGTAACGAACGAGATTGAAGTGGATGATGAGACAGTCTACAATGCAACGAACTTCAATGGCAAAACAACTGAAGGAACAAGCAAAGACGATTTTTATGACTACCAGCATGTTGCCGACACTGACGACGATGCTCTTCCCAATAAAGTAGATTTAGGGTCAGCCGGATTTGTTAAGACAGATGCAAGTGGAGTGTTGTCTGTTGATGGTTCTACATATCTAACTACAGAAGTAGATGGGTCGATAACAAATGAGATTGAAGTAGTAGATGAAACCTATAACGCCTCAAATTTCAATGCAGGAACAACTTCCGCCGTCTCGCAGGACGACTTCTATGACTACCAGCACATTTCGGACATAGATGATGATGGAGCCATATCAAAAATTGACACACTCACATCCGCTGGTTTTGTAAAAACAGATGCGTATGGGGTGTTGTCCTCTGACAATTCAGCGTACCTAACGTCTGAGACCGGAGATATATCAAGTGTCACTGCTGGACCAGGACTTTCGGGAGGTGGGACTACTGGAGCAGTTGCGGAAACCTTGAATGTCTCAGCAAATGGCGGCCTTGAAATTTCAAGTGACTCAGTTAAGATAAAGCTGAATGGCTCGACGTTGGCCTTGACTTCGGCTGGAATTGCAGTCAACAATGTTTCTGGAATCACTGGTGCTAACGAGGACAACGTAACACTTACAGATGTTCAAACAGCCACGTCCAGTGATTTCCACTCCATCGGTGGAACTGACGACCAGACTCCAAGTGTGGATGCTTCGAGTGGGTTGGAGAACTACGGAACGTATCCGCAGGACTCTGTACGGATAAAGTTGGATGGGACTACGCTGTCCAAGTCCAGTAGTGGGCTGAAGGTTAATGCTGTTACTGATACGGAAGTATCCAACACACTGACTATTGGATCGAGTAGCACGGTTGATGATGCAGCAATTCCTTCTGGGGTTACAAGAGATAGCGAATGGAATACTCAAGCGGAAGTCGAGTCGGTTTGGAACACTAAACTCGTCAATGATGGGGACACCACTTCTACAACTTCAGCCGATGGCCATTATTATCCGTATCGAAGAGGCATAAACGATTCAACGAGAATAGACTCCATTCGTCAGGCTATCGTTCCTGGTGGAGATGTGTCTGGAACGATAGGAAGTTTGGTCGTTACAAATGATTCACATAACCACACATCCACAACTCTCCCGGCTACAACGTCATATCTTGGAACGTCTATTGATTCTACGGAAACAGGAACGGGGGTAATTGTCGGTTCCGGAGTTTCTGGATATTTGACGAGGTTTACTGGATTAGAAACAGTGGATTCCTGTGGTGTCTATTGGGATTCGTTGAATAAAAGGCTCGGCATCGGGACGGTGAGTCCAGGGGAGAAGTTGTCGGTTAATGGAAACATAGATTTAATGAATAATTCGTTATTGAATACTTATATTCTTCAAGGACGAAGCGATACGCATTTATATTTACGCCCACAGGGTGCTAATGCTATTCGGGTAAATTATAACGGTGGTACTGGAGGAGTGTTATTTTTTAATGGTGTTGAGACAGAAGTGGCTTCCATTAGTAGCACTGGTAATGTGCAAGCGGATGGAACGCTACATATTGATGGAACAGGGATAAGTTATATACAAGGCAACGTCGGCATCGGGACGACGAATCCGACATCTCCTTTGACGGTGTTATCTCAAGCTGATAATTATGGAACAGGGGCAGGTATAAAAATTTTGGCATCTGATTTTTCAACTTATGGCGGTTATCTTTATTTGAATAAAAATAGTGGAGATAATACTCATGCCGTAATTCAATCAGGAGATGCTTCCAAGCTCCTCTCTTTGGCTCTAAATCCAAACGGCGGCAACGTCGGCATCGGGATTGCCACACCTCTCGCTCAATTACACACCACTGGAACGGTACGCTTTGCGGCTGCTGCCGATACATGCGGCCTTTGGTACGGCGACGCGGATGGTGACTTGACAAGGATTGCAAGACCCGCAACGGCTGGATGGCTCTACAATCCAGGAAGCTATTCCGACTCCTATGTGTTTTCCACACCCACGGCGGCGAATGTGGGGGCGGTGGCTATTGGTGATTCAAGTCATGCGGGAGCGGCACATTATCGCTCGTATTATCAAGCCCTGCAAGATTCAATTCGTCTGGATTCTGTCTTGGTTAGAACAAGTATGAGAGATAGTCTGCAAGGGGCAAAGATAGCGGCAAGAACAATACCCGCGTTGGCGCTTCCATCAACTGCTACAATTCCAGACTTATGGACTTTTAGCAATGGACTAATTGCATCACATGCAACTGGATCTTGTCTAAGATTGTATTCAAATACAAGTTCGGAAGGTGCGGGCTCGGTTCAGTATTTTACACTAAAAACAAATGCTGGCAATGACACTAATTACGCTACTATGGCGGGATATATTCTTGATAATGAGGCTGGACAAGTAAGTGGAACACTCCAATTCGATAGAATGCGAAATGGACTAAATGAAACTGGAATGAAGTTGGATTCTTCATTGCAGATAACTTCGGGTATTAGGTTAAAAGTTGGAGCTATACCATATACTATGATTGGAGAGGATAGTATTCTTGCATCTTCTATTGCAAAATCAGCAGCTCCGAGTTGGATGAATAACGATACTATTCTGGCGTTAGTTGCAACCGATACACTTCGACTTGATTCCTTGTTGACGAGAACCGTTGGGGGGGATAGTATTATAGCCTCAAAGATTCAGAAATCAACAGCTCCAAGTTGGATGGTTGGCGGTGATTCCTATTCCTTAATTGCGGGCGTTCGAGACTCTGTTCAAATTGATACCTTGATGACATTTATTCATGAAACAAAGAGGGATAGTCTGAATGGGGCAAAGATAGCGGCGAGAACCATCAAGACTATCTCGATAGATTCAACATTGTGGCCAAATTACAAAGGCTTAAGAGATTCGACTTATTCCAAAACAAGGCGAGATTCTTTGTTTGCAATTACATTAAGAGATTCAATAAGATTGGATTCACTTGATCTATTCAAGATGCCAACAAAAAGGGATTCCTTGAATGGATTAAAATTTGCGTGGAGAACCATACCAACGACTCGGATAGACTCTACTTTGTGGCCTTATTATAGAGGAATAGGCGATAGCACCAGATTAGACTCAGTTTTAGTTAGGACGTCCTTATGTGATAGCCTACAAGGTGCAAAGATAGCAACCAGAACGATTAAGACAATATCTATCGACTCTACGCTTTGGCCTTACTATAAAGGATTGAGGGATTCGTTATATTCTAAGACACGACGAGACTCTTTATTTAATTTTGTGGTTAGGGATTCAGTAAGATTAGATTCTCTTGATCTATTCAAGATGCCAACAAAAAGGGATAGTCTGAATGGTACAAAGATAGCGGCACGAACCATAGCCAGTGTAGCGCTGGATTCTTTATTTTATCCCAACTATGAAGGTATTCGAGATTCAACAGCCTTTGCAGATTCCTGTGGTGTTCTTCGAGGTTTGGCAACTTGGACAGTAACCGCTACTCCAGGAACGAATCAGACAGGCAGTGGATATAACGTAGAAATGCTTGTCCACGAAACTGTAGGTTTTGGTGATGCCTGCTATATGAATTCTGATGGAGAAATGGCCCTTGGTGATGCAGATGCAATTGCGACCGGAGAAATTATCTTCTTCGCTGGTGCTACTATTACAGCAGGAAACACAGGAACGTTCTATCAGTATGGAACATTTCTAAGAAATGACGCTTGGAACTGGACAAAAGGCGGGAATATTTATTTGTCTACGACTGGAACAACAGGAAACACGATGACTCAGACCAAGCCAACTGGGTCAAATGATGTGGTGATAGTATTGGGCAAAGCAACCGCAACAAATATTATATATACTATTAATCTAAATACTGCAACGGTGGAATAAGATGAAAAAGATAACGGTCTTTCTATTTTTTGTTTGCACTGTTTTGGTATTTGCAAAACGATACCCGATAACAAAATATGGGGCTGAGGAATGGTTAACTACTGCCATCGTAGGTAATGATCCATTTCTTTGCATGCCGTGGGGACAGAATCTCGTCGTTGGTTATGATTGGTCTTCTGGAACAAAAGTAAAATCCTTTAACATACAATCCGATGGAGGACTTCTTCCTGTATCAGTAAATGGGACATGGACATACAATACAGCAGCTTATTGTTATTCGAATCTTTGTAGATATGTTCCTGGTGGTGACTCAACGATGTTGTTTTTAAATGATAGTTTTCTCGATGAGACCGGATATATGAAAGTAAGTTCCATAAGCGCAAGCGGAAGATTTTCAAAAATTGTATTTGATAGTGTTTCGCTCACTTCTAATTGTGATCAGGCCCAAGCATTATATATGAATAATGATATTGTTCTTGTTATCGCTCTTGGAAATTCTGCTACCGGAGGAAATCTATATGCCAAATCATTTGCGATTGACTCTACATTAAAAACTATTCTGACAAAACCGTATGCAGATTCAGAAGCAGTGTCGGGAATAACACAAGCGCATGGACCATTAACAGCAATCAAACTATCAAATACACTTTGCGCAGTTTCTTTTTTAGAGGAAAATATTGGAGGCGATACAGATTTAGGAACTTCTCTTGCAATCATACAAGTAGATACCGGAGGAGTGATTAGTTGCGGTTGGAACATGCATCTATATGATGGAGTCTCCGAATGGCCGGCCATAGCCTATAATTCAGAAGAACAGAAAATTTCCGTTATGTATCATAATATCACAAGAGATTATTACAATCTTATAACAATTGAAAAAGATTCATCAGCCACGGTAACTATTCCTGATTATATTGAGTTTCCGTACGATACTTATTTTGCGCCAAACTATGTAACACAAGAATATATTGATACTGGAGTTGCTCAGAGCACAAGTATATGGTATAAAGGATCGTTATTTCCATTGTCAAATACAAATTCATCGTGGATGTCGGTATGGCCTATTGCATACTCACCCACAGGCCGATATGGGTTGTATGTAAATACTTTTAGACTTCATAAAAATAGGACAAGGTATCAAACAACAGAAATTACAATTCCAAGTGATACCCTTAGTTTGAGTGCTGGTTACAGATTTTACGAGGCAAGCAATGTGCTTTGTCATCCAACGATGGATTCAATTTATTATGTAGCTTTTGCTGATTCGTCGAGTGGAACAAATGCTCAGTTGTATATCTGGACCATGAAAATAATCTCAGGAAGTTGGTCAAATGATTACCTCGATACTGCTTCACCGGCAACAATCAACGGAGTACCAAGAACATCAATCGGTGACGTAAACGGCGTAGATTAGGAGGAATTATGAAAACTTTATATTTTATTTTGTTTCCTGTTTTATTAATGGGACAAGCGTTTTTTGAAGATGGACACATCGGAGTTGGAGACCCTATCGGAAGCTTGCCCGACACTCTTCATATTGGTGGTATTGTATCTTGCGGAACAACAACAGAAGAAACGGAATTACTGCTTACGCCAAGCGAGCAGGCCAAACTTGACGCAAAGGAAACCATTGATGCGGAACTGGCCGAAATAAATGCAAATAAAAATGCCGCATACTTTGATGTTCATTCAATGGCCGATGCCGGACTGACGGCGGTGACGGATAGTGTAGTATGGATTGTGACTTCAGTGGTAAATAAAGGCGATAAGGATTGTGATCACGTTTGGGTTGACGGACCTACTTCGTCAGTTACGGGGTTTCATTGTCCACGATTTCATAACGGCTTTCACTGTCCGTTGGAGGACGTTCAAAAGGAACGGGTTTGTGAGGTTTGCAAAAGGGATGAAATAGTTTGCGAAATTTGGTATCAGCACGGCGAAAGCAAGGAAGTAACGCGATTCGAGTTTCTTAAAAATAAGGTTAAATAATGGACAGTAAGTGGCATGATCCGGAATATCGGAGTCCGCTGAACCGGTGGTATAGGTCGGTAAAATGGCCTGGTTGGGTGATTGCCTTAAACCGGTGGATGGATAGGTTGTTTGGGAAGGGATAGGACATGTTCGAAAATGTCGTCGAAAATATCAAACGTCACGAAGGATTTAGGACAGAGGTTTACGAAGATTCTCTCGGTTTCGATACAATCGGATATGGGTTTAAGATTTCCAGCTTAGACTTGACTCCACAAGAAGCAGAGATGATCCTTCGCCGCAAGCTGATCGAACTTGCCGACAACGTCCGCAGTCAATTCAGATGGTTTGGACAAATGCCAGAAGTCGTTCAGGACGTTATTTTGGAAATGTGTTATCAACTTGGTATTTCCGGATTCTCAGATTTTCGACAAACTATTGGACGAATAGCCTTGAAGGATTTCAAAGGAGCGGCGGAATGTATGCGAAATTCGTTGTGGTATAAACAAACTCCGAACCGTGCCGAAGAATTGGCAAAGAAAATGGAGGCGGTTGGTGAGTGAATTTAAAGAACCAGAAGTATCCGACATCGACGGATCGGAAAAACCAAAAGGATCTGTCGGAAGGCTGATCGATAAACTCGAAGTCATTGAAGCAAATATCCCAAAAATGAAAGTCCGTTGGTGGAACAAAGCATGGGCTTGGATGGACAGGAAAAAGACTATCGCGGGATTGGGTATGGTCTTACTGGGTGGAATAGGATCACTGATCCCCGGTATCCAAATCGCCGGACAAGCCGCGTTTTACACGGGTTGCGCCTTGGCTGGCATTGGATTGTTTCACAAGGCAGCAAAAGAGCAAACGGTGATTGGCGACAAAGGAACATTCGGAATTGTCGAAATCATCGAACTGGCAATCCTTATTTTGACAACGGTTGCCGCGTATTTCAAAACCCAAAAAAAGGAGTAACATCATGGCTCTTACCGCAATGGAAGCCGTAAAGGTCGTCGGCGGATCGATGAAGAAGATTGGCGAAACCGGCGAAGCATTCGAAAACGCGAACCCCGGCCAGACCTGGAAACCGACCCGAACTGAGGTGATCGAGTTGGTCATCGAAACCGCGTCCGCGCTTGGAGTTGAAATCCAGGATTAAATTCCTACCCCGCCTTACTCCAGGGCGGATTCCACGTAGTGCCCTCCCAATAGGGCAACGGCCAACCGAGACGTTCCATCCCGTCGGAGTTGGCCGTTCGTATTTAAAGAAACCGCTTTCATTTGTCTGATTAATTTTGTATATTTAAATGCAACATGGCCTGAGAACCAAGACATTTACGGACTTTTAAGCGCGTGCATCGAATGAGGCGGTTCTCAGGACTTTTGATGTGCGCGCTTTTTATTTGAACGGGGGCTATGGTAAGCGGGCAAATCAACGCGGCTTTACCAACGCGGATAATTAGAAGCTGGGGTGATCTCATACAACCAGTCACGCATAGACCAGCGCCCTTGGTAACGGCCCCCGTTCTTAATTTGAGGTGTGGAATGACCGCCATTGAATTTATCGAAGAAAAAGACAAAGAATTTTGTTTAGGTTGGTCTGAGTTTACTGACAATATTGCAACATTCATGGAAGAATATGCCGAAATTAAAGTAGATGAAGCGAAGACAAAAAACCACATAAGTTTTAGCGATTATCATAAACACAAAATGCGAATCGCTCCACCTGAAAACAATTGGGTGAAAACCAATGTGATTTCCCCTAATGCTGGATTGCCCGGAGAGCGGGGGTTGAAATGAAATGGACAAAAGAAATTGATGAGATATTCAAAATAGTTCCAGACATAAATAATCCTGGTTTTACGTTCTTAGTCCCAAAAGACAAATTGGCAGAGAATATGAGTTTCAGTTGGAACGATGAAGATGAGGCTTATTTGGCATGTGTGGCCGCACCGATAGCGAAGAGGGCCGGAATGAGCAAGCCTGAATTTGAAGCGGCGTTTAAATGTATTTTGAGAATTTTGAAATCAGAAAGCGAGTGGGCCAAATGAGAGAGATCAAATTCAAGGCGTGGAATTCAAAAGAAAAAGAATGGATTGCAGACGGGAACGTAATGGATTTGTATTATTCAGCAAGATGCAATTCGTTTATGTTTGATAATGATAACTACGATCTTCCTGATGATATTGTATTTTGTCAATTCACCGGCCTAAAAGACGTGCAAGGAAAAGACATTTACGAGGGCGATATACTGAAACGCGGAGAAACAACCGACCTCGTTGTGTTTCGCGATGGAGCCTTTTGTGTATGTTTTACGTCTAACCATTGGCACAAAGATTACACGAAAACCATGCATGAAACAATAGTTAATGGACCTAATAGGTGGAAAATAATTGGGAACGTATTTGAACATCCAGATTTACTAAAATAGTTACCATACGTGGACTATAAACAAAATGTCTTACTGGAACTATAGAGTCATAAAAAAGAAAAACCAAGATGGATCGTTTTCATTTGGAATCCATGAGGTTTACTACAACGATAAAAACGAAATTAAAATGTATTCGGAAAACCCAGAACAGATTGTCGGAGAAACACTTGAAGAACTACACGAAACATGCGAACTAATGGCCGCAAGTTTATATAAACCGGTTTTGATCGAAGGCAATATTAAACTGGCAAATACAAAATGAAAGCCAAGAAAAAATATAAACATCAAAAGCATACATGGAATATTAAAAACTGGTTGAAATATTACACCATTAAAAGAACATGCAGAAAATGGAAAAGAGTTAAATGGTTTTAAAGCTGTTCTTTCCTTAAAGAAGCCAGCGCCGAGAAATATAATACCATCCAATCGGCTGGATACCGTTAGTTGATAGAGTTGCTGATGCAACGCGCACAAACACACCTCAACCGCCGGGCGTGAGCGGCTGTCATGCGAAAACGGGGTGGCAAAAAGTTCGACTCTTTTTGTTTAGCCGTACCAGTGAACAAAATCGCATACTGGTAAATGGGACATGACAGTGCAAAGGCTTGGCTTGATTTCAAGTCACTTCGCTTTTCAGGTAAATGCGAAAATAACGGTGGTATATCTTCACTATCAATTGTAACTTATTTGTAGTTTAAATGTAAATTAAATGTATTTCATTGTAAAAATAATTTCGTTTTATAAAGAATTATCTTGACATTCTCAAATTTTCTTTGTAATTTGAAATGCAAAAGAAATTCAATTGAAAGGAAATAAAATGACAAAGGCCAGAAAAGATTTCGATTTCAGAACCAAATTAGAGCAACTTGAAAAACTTGGTATTGATGTGCCTCACGAGTTGGATATTTCAGATACAACGCTGTGGCGGTGGAAAGGTCACAATGGACCGCCAACCAAGGGAGGCAGGAAACGCTTTGAGAAACTATATAGCAAAAAAACGGGGAGGTTGTGATGCTCAAGATAACGCCGGGGGAATGGATTGTCGTGGATTACGGGACTCCGATAAAATATGTCGGAGGCGGGACACAGCCAGACTTGCTTATCCAATCGGTTATTGTCGGAGAAAGACGGTTTATATGTAACATTGATTCATCGGCAACATTAGAACAAAGGAAAGCTAACCAACTATTCATCGCCGAAGCCGGAACTGTCGCCAATCAAACCGGTCTCATGCCCAGCGAGTTGCTGGCGCAGAGGGATGAGTTAGTTGAAAAGTGTAAAAGGCTTTTAAATCTATTAGAAACCGGTGATTATTATAACGACGTTGAAATGGATGCAGTTAAAAAATTAATTGCCAAAGTAGAAAACAAATGACCTGCCCACACGAAAAAACCGAAGTGCTCGGCTGGCAAGACGATTTCATGGAGGGCGTCTCAATTGAATTGGTCAACTGCCTTGATTGCGGATCAACGCTTGATGGCGGTGGGCGAAAACCGATTCCGGAGGCGGGAATGCCAAGGAATCGGGCAAGGGAAAGAATGCTGGATAGATAGATAATCCCTTACAGGGGGAAGGCGGCCACGGCGCGAGCAACCCGTCCCAAGTGGCTCAAGGCGGGGACAACTAAGGAGAACCGAGATGATCCAATTTGACAATGCCGTAAGAAGATACGGCGATTTGATATTGACAGAATTGAAAGACGCAGGGGTTTTGTGTTGGCTTGCCGGGGGCGCATTGAGGGATTATTTTATGGGTATCCAGATTGCCACGGACTACGATATTTTCTTTCCAAATGAAACCGAATACGAAAAAGCAAAGACATTTTTCAAGGCTAAGAATGCTGAGACTATTTGGGAAAGCGATAATGGAGCCAAGGTAAGGTATAACAACAAGAAGTTTGACCTCGTGAAAAAGTTTTTCGATGATCCACAAGCAACAATTAACGAATTTGATTTTACCGTTTCGATGCTGGCCGTAGACAGCGCTAAAATTTATCATGGAGAAACCACGTTCCTTGACCTGGCGAAAAGACAATTGATGATTAATAAAATTACCTATCCGGCATCGACAATGAGCAGGGCGTTTCGATACTACAAAAAGGGTTTTTCAATGTGCGCCGGAGAAATGAAGAAAATGGTTGAAGCAATACAAGACATGCCCAAACCCGAAACAGTTGAAAACGAAAATCCAAATCTACCTCCGTCTGGGGACGGAACGGGTAAATTCTTTCTTGGAATTGACTAATCCCGTGGCGCAAGGCGGGAAAGAAAGGAAATGAACATGGGAAACCTAAAAACCGAATCACGACTTGACGCGCCGAATATCGAACTTATAAACTACGGGCGCGAACCGGATGATCTCATCCCCGATATGTCGGAAACTGAATTCGACGAAGTGGTTCCTGCGGTCAAAGAATGGGATGAAATCAATGCAAAGATTATTTCGGCAATAAAGACCGATTGGAACAGGATGGAACTTTATATTGATTTGGCGCCCCGCGATAAATTATTTTTGATTCACGGTTTCATCGCCGGGCAAAGACACCCGGAAATCAAGTCCTTTTAAGGAGGTCAAATCATGAACCCAGAAATCAAGAACAGATTCACGGGGGAAATTATTGTTCCGGCTGGTAAATATGAATCGTTAAAAGATGCGGTAGAACAAAACAAAGCAAGCCTCGACGGAGCAAACCTCTACTGCGCAAACCTCGAAGGCGCATTCCTCAACCGCGCAAGCCTCAACCGCGCAAACCTCTACTGCGCAAACCTCGAAGGCGCATTCCTCAACCGCGCAAGCCTCAACCGCGCAAACCTCTACTGCGCAAACCTCGATAATACCAAAGGACTGATAAAAATAATCGGGGTTGAAATTGGGAATTTTTACTGGAAACGATTTGACGCAGGTTTAATCAATAACCAATTTCAATTCCGCATTGGCATAAATAAATTACTTGAATGTGAAAAATTTGCAAGCGACGAAAGGATTTTATGCTCATTTCCTGGTTTCCATTTTGCATCGCGGTCGTGGTGTGCCGTAAATTATCCAAAGAGGATGCTGGAGGCAAAAATTCGCATTCCCGAAGGCGCACAAATAAACGAACCGTGGGCAACTGACGGCAAAGCATCTGCGGACATGATCGAAATTTTGCAAGTGTTTGACGTGACCACCGGAGAAGACGTAACCAACAAATACTTTAAGGAAGTCAAATGAATATCATGGAAATTTTTTCAGACCGCCGAAACCGGCAAACGCTGTATCTGATCCTAATTTCAGCTTACGGCCTTTTGTGGCTGGCCGGTATTTCGTTTGAATCGGTTCGAAAGTTGTTGGAACGCTAAAAAGGCCAAAAATCAGGAGAGCCATGTCCCAATACCCGAAACCGTGACAGAACGGAATCGGCGGCACTTTCCGTGCGAAACAGCACCATTGGAGGAAGCAATGCCAACCCCTAAAAAGCCAGCAAAACTACGAGAACCGTGTCCATGTGGATGCGGCAGATTCTCCAGAGGCCGGAGCAAGTATTTCGAAGAGGCTTGCCGGTCAAGATTTTGGCGCGGAAAACATCTTGACAGCTACCGCGAATTTCTCCGGAAAAAGAAATATAATTCGGAACGGCGGGTTGAACGGGCAAAACGGGAAAGGGCGGCATGGGATGCGTGGATATTGATTTACGCAAATCAGAGGCTTATCGTCGAACAAAAGCAAATCCTCGATATGCACAATAAGAATTATTCGGCTTGGTTGATCCTGGAGTTGATCCGGGCGGACGGCGTAACCCTGCCGAATGCCTTCGAGCCGTATCTCAGAAAATATTTGAAGGGAGAATAGTCATGACTCAAGAATTCGGCGGCGGCTGTGGACGGATTGAAATCGAAATCGATCCGTACTACAATCGGAAAGACTACATCGAAGGAATCATGCGACTCATCAATTCCTTCGGCCTCGGATGCTTTGGCCGGGAGTCCGCACATGTGCTGAGGTCGTGCCTGGATCAGATACGCATAAGGATTGAGGACATACGTTAGTTATTTTGCTTGACAAAATGATAAGAAATTTGTATATTAAAATACATCCAAAGGAGAAGCAATATGAAATCAAATCAGGATCAACCAACGATTCGAGAAATGTTCGAACAGATGCGGGACGAAAATGGTAATCCTGCGACCACCGAATGGCTCGCGATTAAACACAAAAAAACAAAAGAAACGGTGGTCAGGTGGATCAAAGACAACAATGTCCCCAGTGAAGGGGACAGGCTTTTATTCGATGAGATTTACAAAAGAACAATCGGCAAGCTGTAGATTCGTCCAGCGGTGGGGCTGGTGTCCTCTATGCGCAAAATTTGTACTTATGGACATTGACCTTGAGGATGAAATCGCGGGCTGTCCCAACTGTGGGGACATGCCGATCAGCCTTGTCAACCAAACGAAGGATGGAAACCATGTGTATAGGAATATGTGCGGTAGCAACCCAACGTGGCGAGAGGAGGCTCTGGTTCAGGTCTGGAATCAATTCCCACCATGACCTCCGCAAATCATTCGGTATTCGGGACGACAAACATCAAGAACAAGTCAATCTGGAGGCCCATCCAACTGGGCATTTGACGGACGATCCGTGGATCGTCAAAGTTGACCACGATATGGGCAATATACCGCAGTGGTATGTTGATGACCAAATGGCAATAGAGGGACTGTTCATGGATTTTGTCGAGTCCGAAATCAAGGCAATTCGTGAAACAAAGATATATAACGGCAGTCTCGATCTCAGGGGGTGCACCGGGCTGACCAGTGTTGACGGCCTGACGGCCAAAGAGTGGATCGATCTCAGGGGGTGCACCGGGCTGACCAGTGTTGACGGCCTGACGGCTGACCGGATCGATCTCAGCGGGTGCACCGGGCTGACCAGTGTTGACGGCCTGACGGCTGACCGGATCGATCTCAGCGGGTGCACCGGGCTGACCAGTGTTGACGGCCTGACGACCAAAGAGTGGATCAATCTCAGCGGGTGCACCGGGCTGACCAGTGTTGACGGCCTGACGGCTGACCGGATCGATCTCAGCGGGTGCACCGGGCTGACCAGCGTTGACGGCCTGACGGCCAAAGAGTGGATCGATCTCAGCGGGTGCACGCAGATCCCGAAGGAAAACGTTCCACTTGACTTGATCTCAAAGTGCTTTTTTTAATTTCAAAACAAAGGATGGAAACCATGAACGAAGTCATGACACAGGGGAAATCTCCAGCGAAGAAATCGGGTGATTTGAAAGCAATGATCGAGCAATCGCAATCCAAATTTGCAGAAGTAGCGCCGAAATGGTTAAGCGTGGAAAGGCTTATCCGTCTGGCGCTGGCCGCGAGAAGCCGGAACCCGAAACTGGCCGAATGCACCGCAGAAAGCTTCTTGCTTTTTTGTATGCGGTGCGCTGAAACAGGATTGGAACCCATCGGAGCAGGCGGGGCGTGGCCGGTTCCGTATTTCAATGGCAAAACAAAACAGACCGAAGTTCAATTCATCCCGGACTGGCGCGGGCTGATTCAGCTTGCCAAGAAAACCGAACAGATCAAACACGCATATGCGGAAGTCGTAAAAGAAGGCGACGAGATAAGCATCCGGAAAGGTGATGATCCGAGTTGTCACCACGTCATCGCAACCAAAGGACGCGGCCAAACCATTGGAGCCTATTGCATTGTCACGCTTCCAGATGATTCAAAGCACATCGAATGGATGGACATGGAAGACCTAAATTCCATCCAAGAGCGGAGCAAAGCAAAAGATACCGGCCCTTGGAAAACCGATCCGGACGAAATGCGAAAAAAGACGGTCGTGCGCCGGGCGTTGAAACCCTTCGCATCATCCCCTGAAATGCAGACGGCCATTGAATACGACAATCAGGCTATCGGGTTTACCGTGCCGGATCATACTCCAATCGCTGACCCCCAAGAAATAACCGAAGCCGTCCCGGTTGACAACTGGTCGGAACTCGCCGCCAACAAAATGAATCGGATTGCGGAACTGACAACCAACTCCGATGCAATCGACTTTCTCGGAAACCTGGGATTTGAGAAACTGGATCAAGTCCCGAAGAACGAACGGCATAACGTTATGGATGCCATTGACGCGCACCTGAAAACATTGGAGCAGAAGAAGTGAGCAAACACGTCACTGCAATACTTTCCGAATGCGGATTGAGGGAATGGCCGGCCGGGGTTCCGGTTGAACAGCGTGAGTTTTACCTTCAGCGCGGATCAGCGATTCACAAGGCCACGGCCTTGCTTGACAAGGGCACTCTCGATTGGTCGAAACTTGACGACCGTATTTTGCCATACGTCCGGGCATACGAGAGATTTCGAAAAGAGATGGGCGGGACTGTTATCGCCACCGAATTACAGATCGAAAACAAAGCCCTTGGATACGTCGGGACGCTGGACGTGATCATCAAAGGATGTGCTTTGTATCCGTCAGGGAATGTGCTGTTCGACAAGAAGACAACTCAAGCCGACGTATTTACCCGGCTTCAAACGACCGGATACGTCCTCGGTCAAAAGAAAAAATTGAAACGTGGATTCATTGCCCTTCGAAGCGATGGAACCTACCGGGCTGGAATCTACGATAACGACGCGAGCGACAAAGTGGCCTGGATCGCTTGCGTAAAACTTGCCAACTGGAAGGAGCGGAACAATGTCTGACCTGCAAAAGATTGAACCCGAAGTGACGGAAGTCATCAACCGCATGCCGAACTTCCCGATTATCACAAAACAGGAGGAAGCCGGGGTCGTGTCGAATTATCTCAATGACGTGGTCGCCCTGCGGAAGCGGATCACGGAATTCTTCCGGCCCGACATTGACAAAGCGCACGAACTCCATAAGTCGCTTCTCGCCAAAATGAAACAGGTTGATTCCGCTCCGGCGCAGGTTGAGTCCAAATTCCGGAGCATGATCTCGGACTGGCTCAGACGCGAACGCGAGCGCGTGGCCGCTAAACAGCGACAGCTTGACGAAGAGGCTCGGAAGAAAGCACTGGCAGAAGCCAAGAAAGAGGGTGATGCGAAGACCGCGAAAGCAATCGAAACCGGCAAGATCGCCGTGGTGTCCGAACGTGCTCCGGAGCCGGTTGCCAAGGTCGAAGGCGTAACGACGCGGGAATATTTTAGCGCCGAAGTTATCGACCTCATGGCATTGGTCAAGGCCGTGGCCGCTGGCAAGGCTCCACTTGAATACCTCACGGCGAATCAGTCCGGTTTAAATGGTGTCATGCGTGCTACGAAAGGCCAAGCGGTCATTCCGGGTGTCCGCGCCAAACGTGAAGACGGGATCATGAAGCGATGACCTGGATCGACCCTGCGAATACATCGGACTGGACCGAACGATTTCAAGAAGTCCAGGCCGAATTCGATGCGATCAAGATCGACGACGTGCTGTCTATCCAACCCGGCGAAATCGTCGAGCCTCACCGGATCAACGAAGAGTTGGTCAAGACGGCCAGGGCCTTTCAACAAACCGGTGCCGTCAAGGACAAGGCCCGGAGGCTGGAATCGATTGCGAAGGGCTGGTATGAACACGAGTATCAGTTGGCCCTGCTCGAAACAACCAGGACTGACAAGGCAGAGATTTTAACATCGGCGGAATTGAGAAAAGCGTATGCCGCATACAAAGCCGAAAAACTCAAAGAATTCTGGGAGGCCGGAAAACTCTTATCTCTTGCCGTTCACGATGAAAGGCAAAGACTATTCCAATACCGTGAAGACCTTTATAATATCGGGCATAATTCGCGGTATAACCCAGATAGGATATAACAATTTACCGGATGCGCGGGACAGAACTCGAAGCCGGGTGTGGGCATAGGGTTGTCGCTGGAAACACACTTACCAGCCTTGGGAAACCAAGCTGCGCACCGGTTGTAAACAATTTCGTCCGGGCGTTCTTTGAAGCTGCTTTGACGGCAAAGCGCTGAAGGAAAGCGATGAGCGAGTGGCGCATTCCACTCCTCCGGATGATGGAAAAGAGTTAAACATGAAATGTCAACATGAGGGATGCCAGGAAGGGAATTATTGTTACGGGTATGACGAAGAAACAGATGAATATGATTGGGGTGCCTGTCCGTGTTGCGGTGGATATAATTGGCAGGATTGTCCGACATGCAATGCTAATGCCACGGAGGTGAAAGCATGAAACCTGAAATCACCAAGGAACGAAGGAAGTGCTTAACGCATGGATGTTGGCGTGTCCCAAACAAAGAACATGATTTCTGCGCTCGTTGCCGCGAGGAACTGGATGCTCTTGCGGAAATGCGGAAAGAGAAAACCGATCAACAAACTGGAAGTATCTGGACGAGAGTGAAAAGGTTTGTGTGCTCATGACTCTTTCGACTGGCCGTAAAAAGCATTTGCTCAGAATGGGTTCGTATTTTGGTCCGAAGCCAGATCCAATTCCAAGAGTCCGGTTTCGTAGTTTTCGCCGTCTCTGGTGGAAGGTCTACGTCTGGGAAATCGGAAAAGAGAAGGGCCACTACCAGGCCGGGAGGGGATTTTGGAAGCTACAGGGATATGTTTTGAAGGAGAATCGCCGTGGGTGAAAATGTTTATCCAGTAGGTCGGGCCGAAATCCGGTTTGAAGAAGGTTCTTCGTGGGCTTGTCTTTGCACATTCCCGCATAATTCAAGGGCCTTCGGAGAGCTTGATCCCGAAACCGTGAAAAGCCTTGCGCTCTTCGGCGCGGCCTGTCGGCTGGCGTTGGAAGGTGATTTGAGAGGATTGGTTCTGTTGCCGTCCGACGTACCGCAGTGGATACGGGACGGGATTGATAAGGCGGTGAAAAAGGGGAATACTGCATGAAAGTATTGGTCGCGTGTGAATTTTCCGGTATTGTCCGGGAGGCTTTTAAAGCCAAAGGGCATGATGCTTGGTCGTGCGATTTACTGCCCACTGAAATACCCGGGAATCATATCCAAGGGGATGTTTTGGTTCTCTTAAACGATGGGTGGGACTTGATGATTGCGCACCCGCCTTGCACGTATTTGAGTTACGCTGCGGCGCACGTTTGGAACAAACCGGGCCGGGCGGAGAAGAGACAACAAGCGCTTGATTTCTTTTTAAGGCTTTATAATGCTCCCATCCGGAAATTAGCAATTGAAAATCCTGTCGGATATCCAAACACGGTGTTCCGGAAGCCCGATCAAATTGTGAGACCGTGGTATTTTGGAGAGCCAATTCAGAAAAATATTTGCTTGTGGACTCGGAATTTGCCGTCACTGTATTGGGACAAAAGAAGGGCAGTAAAACCTTTGCCCATATACTGCCGCAAGTCTGGGCCGAAAGCCGGAAAGAAAATACATTTTGCAGAAGCCCATCACGGAGGGCATGCACGAAGCAAGTTTTTTAAAAGTGTTGCCAACGCAATGGCCGATCAATGGAGATAAGCCTGGCACCTCAACACGTTGATGGGCAACAAGAAAGTACAAGGTCGCTGTCAACGCGGGTAGTCTGTTGGGCTGAAAGGAGACGCATGATCATCACAAACGGCTTTATCATCGCTGGCTCATCTGGTAAAAATGGAGCTTGGAACAAAGACCAGCTTGAGATCCTTGGCGTTAAATGGCCGCCGAAAAGAGGATGGAAACACAAGGTGATTGGGAAGGTCATCCTTGATAAAGATGCTCAGAGATTTCTCGAACTCACGGGATTGCGTAAGTCGGAGAGAAGAAAAAATAGATACGAGATTCCGCTTGACATTTAAGGAAGGAGTGAGTATATTTAATTATGATATTAAACAAGAAAAAGTTGTTTATCCCGTCGATCCCATGTCATTGTTTTAGGTGTAATAGTGATTGGGTATCAAGAGTAAAAGATCCAAAATTCTGTCCGTATTGCAAAAATCCAAAGTGGAACATTCCAAGGGAAAAGAAAAGTGGCAATAAGTAAAAAAATAAGATTCGAGGTTTTCAAGCGTGATGGATTCCGCTGTGGATATTGCGGGAAGACGCCGCCTGAAGTGACTCTTGAGGTTGACCATATCAATCCAAAAAAGTTAGATGGATCGGACGAAATTGAAAATTTAATAACTGCTTGCTTTGATTGTAATAGAGGCAAGAAGCATATCCCTCTTGAGAAGCTTCCAAATTCCATTCAAGACAACGTTGAGATATTACAAGAAAAGCAATTACAATTGAAGGAATACAATAAAATATTGGTTCACATCGAATTGCAAAAACAAAAAGACATACAGAAGATTGATGCTGTTTATCAAGCCGCGTTTTCAGGCTATCAATTGTCTGAAGAATTCAAAAACTCAACCTTAAAATTATTCCTTAGCTTATTGCCATTGCAACAAATTTTAGATGCCATGTCAATTACCGTTGGCAGGGTAAACTATCCAACAGCTGCCATTAAATACTTTTGTGGAGTTTGTTGGAGAAAAATAAAGGGTGAGAATTCATATGGAAATAAGTCATGAGCAAAGACCCTGCATTCTTGTTTTATTACCAAGATTTTCTTGTTGGAACAGATCATATGACTAATGAACAGGTTGGCCAATATGTAAGACTTTTGTGTCATCAAGCGAACAGAGGATCAATTCGATGCGAACATATGAAAAAGATATGTCAAAGACAGAGCGATCTAAAAGTTGTCGGAGAAAAGTTTCATAAAAATGAAAAAGGTGAATTTTACAACGAAAGATTAAGAATAGAAGTCGAAAAACGAAGAAAATATTCTGAATCTCGTAGTAAAAACAGACAGTTAAAACCATAAACAATAAAAACACATGATTTACATATGAAAGAGATATGAATGACATATGGAAAATGAAGATGAAAATGAAAATCATGTTATACGTTTTATCTTTTATTTATTCAGTTAAGTTTCTTACGTTGTAACGCGCAAGCGCGTAAAAAGAGATAGATGATGAACGACAAAAAAGAAAAAACACAATCACAAGCCCAGATGGAAGTTGCTACCTTAGCTGCTTTCTTGATTGAGAAAACGAATATCCCCCCCGCGAAAGTTTACGGCGTGGCAGGACGGTTCCGGAATCGATATACTTATTTTATAACTTACAAAGCCCTTGAAAATTTGCGAGACATAAAATACATCAAAGAACCGATCCCGTATTTGCAGGAAATTTTAAAACGTGACTTCGCATTTGTCAACCGCGAAAAAAGTAAAGAGGTCATTGAAACGTTGGCGCAAGTGTGGGCAGTTAAATGATACACATTAATTTTGTAAAAACTCACAGCAGATTTATTCGTCGGCAAATTTGTCCGGATTGTAAAAAGATGTCGTATTTCGTTGGATTTTATCAAGAATGGTATGGTGTAGATGAAACTTGTATGCGATGCGGCAGGGAATGGAGCGATAAAGAATGGATTCCTTTGGAGTTTAGTCGATTCGCAAGAAAAAATAACATAGTATCAGCACGGAAAAGATGGAAGCGCGGATTAGACAAAGCAGATATAAAAACATGAAACCCATTGACCAAATCTTCGACCGCGTTCCGCCGCAAAGCCTTGAATCTGAAAGCGCGGTTCTTGGTGCGTTGATGATTGACCCAAGATTGATAGGCACGGTTTCGGGGTTGTGTCCTGAATTGTTTTACAAAGGCCAACACCGCGAAATATATTTAGGCATGGCCGATGCTTACGTAGATAAAGGGACATGTGATCTTGTCATACTTTCCGAGGAATTGAAGAAGCGTAAAACATTGGAACAAGTAGGCGGGACGTTCGCTCTGTGCGAGTTGGAAGAATCGGTTCCAACGTCTGCGAATATAGAACATCACGTAAAGATTTTAACGGAAAGCATGGAACGCAGGAAAATCATAGCGAAGTCTGAAAAAGTAACAATTAAGGCATTTGATGAAACAGCAACACTGGAAGAAATCCAGCAAGACATAATGAACATGATGCAATCCGGAAACGAAAACAGAAAAGACTGCATGCTTTCCGATGCTACCAACAAGATGATTGAAAAAATAGACGGTATCGGCAAGGGAACTATCAAAGCCTTAACGACGGGAATTCCCTCTGTTGATTTCAAGATAGGCGGGTTTCATCCTGGCAAATTGATAACTATAGCGGGCATTACGAGCCACGGCAAAACGTCACTGGCTGTTCAAATCGTTGTTAACGAATGCCTGAAAAACAGAAAACCAATGGCATACATTTCGATGGAAATGCCTATCGGAGAAATGGCCGAAAGGTTTTATGCTCAAGCAGGTAAAATCAATCTTTGGAATTTAAGTAACGGGATGATGACCGAAACCGAACAAAGGAAATTTTCTGCGATTATTGGAGAATGCTCTTCGGCGCCGTTGATTATCGACGATCAATCCAATCAAGGCATTGGAGATATTTTCCCTAAATTGAGACGATGGAAAATCAAATACAATTTGCAAGGGGTAGTAATCGATTACTTGGGATTAATGAAAAAGCCAGAGGCGGACCGGCATGATTTGAGTCTTGGTCTGATAACTGCCGGACTAAAGGGACTCACAAAGGAATTAGAAATTCCTATTTTCCTTTTGGCTCAATTCTCGAAAGAGGTTGGCAAACAAAACCGTGAACCGATCTTGGCAGACTTAAAAGATGCGGTTGCGGTCGAACAGGATTCGGATATTGTGGTGTTTGTTTACAATCCACACCTAAACGATTCGCAATTCGAAACATCGCTTGATATTGAATCAAAAATAATTGTTGCCAAATTTAGGGGCGGTCCGTTAAGTAAGACGGACGTGCACTTTGTTAAGCGATTTTCAATGTTCAAAGAAATAAACAGTGTCGATTAAAAAGTCAAAAATAGGAAAGGCGGTTTGATATGAAGATGAAAAGATGGAATTTCGATAGAGTCCCAGTTACCGCAAGCGGTTATGGTGTTCATGCGGAAAACATTGATGAAGCCCGTGTAGCAGCTTGTCGACTTGCACAATCCAGGACATGGGAATCAGAACCATATATGGGTGAACTCGCTTTCAGAGACAACGAAAAATGTTCAAAGCGAAATAAATGGGATAAGGGCCTTGAATGCGAAATATGTTACCCCAAAGGAAGGGCGGTTTGATATGCTGCAAGAGGTATGTTGTGAATTTTGCAGGAAAAAAGAAACGGACGAATGCCCAGTAAAAACCGCATCGCCATGGAGTCGATGGGCTGATTGGTGTTCCAGATACGAGAAAAACGACGAACCTGCGGCACTCACCATTCAAGAGTCGGTAAGAGAGTATTGGAGGCTTGCGCATCCCGGAAATGATAACGTGATCCCAGATTTGGGGGATTTGCTTAGTTGGCTCATGAAAGAGACTGAGAAGTTCCAATCGAAGCTGTTCAAACTTGGAGCAATGGAACACGCTCCATGTTTTGTATGTGGATATAATGGGCCTGGCTATTTTGACCCTGTAAAACATCCTTGCGCTAACAAGCATCACTTTTATTTCCATAACGATCCGACTATCCCCATGCCGAAAGAGAGGGAATGATGCCACAGCGAAAAGATAGATTTCGAGAACTTGATCCGGAAGAGCGCGACGCATTGAGGGTGTTAGTTCAAAACCATTTAAATTCGATTTCGGAAATATCATTGCACAAGGATTTTCGAGTTACCGGTTATCTTGATTGGCTGGCAGAAATCGAACTTGAATTGTTGGGTAGAAAATGATTAAACCCTACACCAAAGCCCGGCAAGCCGGACGGTCGGCGATGTCGGCCAGCGAATTCAAGGCCACTACTGAGAGCGAAGCGCACTTGCAGACTCAATGCGAGGAGTGGCTGGAAATCCAGGGTATCGAATACGTCCGCATTCCAAATGAGATTTACAGACTGGCAGCGAATGCTGATCCGCGAGTCCGGGGCGCGATTTCGAGAAGTTTTAAAGGACTGCCAGATCTCATGATATTCAAACCTTGCGGGAATTTACCGGGCAGGAACGATGCGCTTTTCATTGAATTAAAAACAGCCAAGGGGAAACTAAGCGGTGGACAGAAAACATTTTCAAGACATTTGAACGTGCTTGTCATTCGTAGTTTCGAAGAATTCGTAAATACGGTTGAACTTTGGTTGAATGAAAACGAATAACTGCGCGACTTCCCCGAATCCTGACGTAATGCGTCAGAGGTGAATCTAATAGGCGGTTGTCGCGCTTTAAAATCGAGCAGGTGCGCAAGTGGCGGAATTGGCAGACGCGGGTACGGGTCGCAACCGTTGGGTGGTCACAACCAATGCCAAGTGACTTTGTAGGTTCGAATCCTGCCTTGCGCACCACTCGAAACAATCAAAGGAGTGAAGCCATGAAAATAGCAGAACTACTCAAAGGATTCAAAATCATCTCAAGAGTAATCACAGCCATTATCGTGGCGTGGGTTCTGATTTGTCTGTTTCTGTTGGCGTTACGTTGCGACATTCCAACAATTGAAGATAAGCGAATCCCCGTGTTGATCGAGCAGGTGGCCGCGCTTGAAACAAGTCAAGCGGTTCAAGATTCATCTCGCCGAGCCGAAATAGATTCCCTGTCTGGCGTGATTGAGACACTGAAAGACTCGATGTTTGCCAGGATCGGCGGTTCCGAGGAAAGACTTCACAACGGTTTCAAAGATTTGAGGCTTGAATTCGCCCAGGTGTATGGAGATGAAATCGCCATGCTTGAGGATTCAATCCGAGACATAAAAGGGGAACAGACCGCCTTGAAAGTCTTGATGAACATGACGGATTCAACTTTAAATGCGTTGCGGGCTAAAGTAGAGTCCGACACCAACAGACTTGGAATTAAAATCTTAAAACTCGACGAAAGCCGAAAAGCCATATTGTCGTGGGAACCCGTCGTCGATTTAGACGATGACGGGAATCCGACGACAGGGGTTACCTACGATGTATCCTTGGCGTGGGGCGAAATGCCGAAATTTCATGCCGCGGATTCGGTGACCATCCAGACAGGTTGGCTATACGCACCCAATGCGGACACTTTGTATTTTCCTTATAAACAAGATTCCTGTTATGTTGTGAGAGTCCAGTCGATTGATGCAAAAGGCAACAAGCTTGCTCCTGCTGTTTGGGATGGATTGGTTTACTAACCAAGGAGAAAATCATGAAACGATTGATCTTGTTTTTCGTGTTACTGATCAGTGGGTTGTCTGCGCAGGTCAAAGTAAACATTCCAGAAGGGACAACAAATTTCGGATTTAATGCCGAAGGACAACCATGTACGCCCTTGTGTATTCTAAAAGATGGTGATCCACAAAAAATAGATCAATACGTCAAGCTTGCGTTCGATACGGAATACATGATCCGGATCGAAAATTTCGATCAATACCGGAGAGTCTTGGCAAAAGTTAGGATCGATGGATCAGAGGCCACGGACGACGGTCTCATTCTTCGAACCAACGAAACCGTGAATCTGGAAAGGTTTGTCAATTCGAAGACGCTCCAATCGGGGAAACGGTTCAAATTTGTGGAGATCGAAGCGGCACTGGCCGACGGACACCAGTCAAACAAGGAAGACGGGTTGATTATCATTTCGGTTCAATTTGAAAAACGGCAAGGGAAATTGATTGAATATAAAGAGACGAGTCCATTTTGGTGGAATAATCATTCGACATCGGAACTGATTTCACGAAATTGTGTCGACGCTTCTAATGTCGATCTATCCCCAGGCGTAACCGTAGAGGGTTCAACTTCCAGCCAGAGATTTCAAGAAGAAAAAGTCGGAGAGTTAGAAGACAGAACCGATCAAATCGTTATTCGACTTATGGGATATTACAAGGAACCCAAAATTCTTTTGAATAAATAACAAACAATAGGACGGCTCGAATAAGGTGAGCCATGAAAACACCATTAAGATATGAACCCGACTTCACGGATGAAAACAACACTACCGTAAAGTTATATGACGCGGAAAATCGATGGATTGGTATTATATTCCAAGAGGATGACGCGCAAGACTTAATTGAGCAAATCGAAGGGGTAGAGCGTGATTAAAAGAGACTATGTCGGAACGCGCAAATATCCCCGTAAGCGTGAATCAGGTTTGTGGGGTAACAAAAGAATTAACCTCATAAAACAATTAACAAATGAATGCAAAAGTGATAAAGAAATCATTGACACATTCAAAGAAAGGAATATTCCAATGAGCCACAGGGAACTTACAAAATTGAGGAATGTAGCAAAAGAAAGAGAAGATGACAAGTGGGTAAGATAGAACAATATGTTTTCAAACCTTTACAAGATGATTGGCTTGTTTGTGAATAACCAAAAGGAGTAGACTATGAAGAAGGCATTGTTTCTTGTGTTGTTGATTTGCGGAGCGGCATTTTCTCAAAACATGGGTGGCGACTTTGTAAATTATCCTGAACCAAGCATTATCGGAGATTCATCATTATTCACCGTAATGTTTACAACGATGCGACCAGCTTGCGATACCTTGAAAGCAAGAATGGCGGTAGAGGACACGCTAACGCATGCGCTGATAGTCTCCGATGGTTTCACATTGGTAGAAAAATATGCTGGCGATATTAAGTATTTTGATCAAGAAAAGAATCCAATAGACTCGAAACGAGTATGGATTTGTTTCACATTTCATGAAGATAGAAAGCATTGAAATGAAAACACGAAAACACAAACTGATAGTGGCATTTGTATTGTTAACTTGTGTGCCCACATTATGTATAATTTATGTGAAAAGTCAACAAACTGAAATTAAAGTTATAGGCCAAACGATTGCAATAAATACCGACGATGCAGTTTTGAAATTCACGCAAGACGCAAAAGAAATATTCAGGGTAACATCGGATGGAGAATGGATATTTTATCCACATAAAGATACTATGCGATTTCATTTACACGGAAGGATGAAATACGAATCATTAGGCGATACGTCTTTGTCAAGGCTGGTTCATTGAAAGTGAAGGAGGAAAACATGAAAGAATTCAAGCCGGACTTTGGTTTTGCTATTCCCAACAGAACAAAGAAGGAATGTCCGAGTCCTGAATTTTCTGATCACAAATTGCATAGGGTTGCAATCATGAAACTTGAACATTTTGGAAGTGTAGGCGACAGAGACGAAGGAGGGATACCAGGCTGGGCAACAAAAGGCGTATGCGTTGGTTGTGGAAAAACATTTAAGCACATCACTGGGTTTTATATCGATACATAAAAATCAAGGTTGGTGCATTAAACTGAAAGGGAAGAATCATGAAACGATTAATCCTCATTATCGCCTTACTGATCAGCGGGTTGTCTCTTTCCCAAAGTCAGGGCGCGGGAAAGGATGATTGAAAATTGACTTGATAATCAAATGCGAAAAGGTTATATTCAACCATGAATATCCTGCTTACTAAACAGCGCGAAAATTGGTTAAGAGTTGTTCCGTGTCCGGTATGCGGGAAGCCATCACAACGAAGCGATTATCAAAATACGAAGACAGTTTGGTATTCTCATTTTGAAAACGATGTCTATGTCGGGAGCCATGTCGTCAAATGAAACATTTTGCGAAAAATCCACGTCAGATCACCGAAAAAGAAATGGCCCAACTCAAGAAGGACTTGAAAGAACTTGGGGATTTGGGTGGGTTTGTTCATGACATCGGCACGGATGAAATCATTTCCGGAAACATGAGAAGCGAAGCAATCCCAGGGATTCTTTCAGGTGAGTTGAAACCGGTCATCGTCGAGAAATACGACAAGCCGAACAAACAGGGAACCGTGGCGGTAGGATTCATCGAATTTGAAGGCGAACAGTTCAAGTATCGGCAGGTTAAGTGGACGGAGGCCAAACGGAACCGTGCAAACATCCGGGCGAATCTTGCGGGTGGTTACTGGGATTTTGACCGGATCGCAAACGAATGGAACCCACAGGAACTGATCGACTTCGGCATGGATAAAGACTTTTTCAAGGACTGGAAAAGCCAGGTCGGGGCGTTGGGCGTGATGCTGGAAAGCGAAAATATACAAGAAATAGACGCGCCAGAATTAAAGGACGGGGATCGAACACCGTTTCGACAGGTGACGTTTACGCTTCACGACGAACAATGGGAAGAGGTTCAAAAAGCGGTTTCAAAGGCTAAGGAACAGGGCGGGTCTGAAAGCGCGGTCGACGAAAACACAAACGGGAATGCGTTGGCGTTTACAGCTCAAAGGTTCAACCGTGGGCGATGCTAAGAAAATAATCGTCAAACCCATTTCATCAAGGGATGCAAATTTGACAATCAAGCGGTATCATTATTCCGGAAAGGTTGTCAATAATTCTCAGCTTCATCTTGGCGTTTTTATGGACGGGAAATGTGGCGGGGCGATGCAATTCGGGCCATCGCTGGATAAGCGCAAAATGCTTGGCCTGGTCAAGGGGACTCTTTGGAATGAATTTCTTGAATTGAACCGCATGGCGTTTGCGGATTGGTTGCCAAGAAACGGGGTGCAAGACTTTGCGAATGTTCAAAAATTTGGCGAACTGTTTTCGTGGATGAAATGAGTCGGTGTCAGATACGGGCAAAGGATAGCATCCTTCAAGATGCGCGTTTCCTTAAGTCCCTGACGCGCCGCCGACAAAGAAAAGGAGAATTGATATGGGTTGGGTAAACGATGAACTGTATATATTCGCCAATGGGTTTCAAATGCAAAGAGAAGACGGGAAAACACCAAATGGAAATGATATATCTGGAAGATGGGTTTTGAGAGATGATAAATTCAATTGGATAGACTTTGATACATATAGACATAATTTGTGTGAGCGCAATAATCTTACATTAGAATAGAACGGGGGAACCGTGAAACCATCTGGGACAAGATATGGTGATCGAAAAAAGACTTGACAACAAATAGATAAAGGCTTATATTTAAGACATGGCAAAGTATAAAACATTAGGCACGGAATGTTCGAATTGTTTGGCGGCCATGCCTATGCTTGCACAAGTTTACGGCAATATGTTGCAAGGAACAAATAACACAATGACGGGATATAGGTGCCCAGAATGTGGCCAGTGGAACGATTTAGAGAAACGCGGAAAGCTGAAAACAGAGTGACCACATTCTTTTACATGCTTATATTTTATTGGAATTCACATAGATACCTGCCTTTCTGGCGAAGAGTGAAGGCCACGGCAAGGCAGGGTTGGAGGAATAGATGATAAACATATCTAAAAACGTAGACTACGGAACCATCGTAAGCAAGACAAATGAAATTAGGAAATAAGTAATGGCTACTCAAGAAGGAAATGTGCTTAACGATAAGCCCAGAGAGAACGGCCATCTTCCTTTCTATGATACTCCGGAAGATCTCCAAATTGCAATTGATGATTATTTTAAGAATGGAGTAACCAAAAGAACTGTAATTGTAGGTAGGAAAGAAAATCAACAGGCAATAGTTGTTCCCGTTCCTACCATATCTGGATTATGTTACCATTTGGGATTTGCAAGCAGACAATCATTCTATGATTATGAAGAAAAAGCTAATTTCACTTATACCGTTAAAAGGGCGCGCTTATTTATCGAGAAAGAATATGAAGAGCAGCTTCAAACTGGGAATACAGTTGGGGCTATTTTTGCTTTGAAGAATATGGGTTGGTTGGATCGTCAAGATCATGAGCTAACCGGTAGAGAAGGTGGCCCGATAGCCGTAGATATGTTTGAGAAAGCTTTAAAGAAGGCTTATGGATCAAGTTAATGTTGATAATTACGTTGTATCAGCAAGTCAAGCAGGAATAACCAAAGATCAAATACGAAGGTTTGTTTCAACTGGATATATAGCCCTCTCTGTAGCTCTCCCTTTCCATGCAGCCGCAAGACAAATAGATTCTCGCAATGGTATTACTCAGATACTACTTGATGGAACACGCGGCAGCGCCAAGAGTCATGCGATTGTAGCTCAAGTTGGATTGGATGATTGCCAATTATATCCAGGATTAAAGTGGCTTTTTCTTAGGAAGACTCTCAAGGCCGCAGGAGAAAGCTTTGATGACTTAGTTTATAGGGTTCTAAGAGGTGTCAAGCACACACAAAACAGTGAGAAGGTAGAGTTTCCCAACGGATCAAAGATAGTCATCGGTGGTTATGACACAGACAAGGACATAGAAAAGTATATTGGCATTGAATACGATGGGATTGTTATCGAAGAAGCCACGCAGATCAAAGGCGAACAGCACGACAAATTAGCAGGATCATTGAGAACAAGCAAGCCCGATTGGGTTCCCAGGATGTATCTATCAACAAACCCTGGTGGTATAGGGCATGAATACATCAAAGACAAATTCATAACTAACCCTCGATCAAATACCTTACGATTCTTCAGCCGCTATACGGATAATCCGTTTATCAATCCAGAATACAAAGTATATCTTGAGAACCTCGAAGGAGATTTAGCCAAGGCATGGCGTGATGGCGATTGGAATATCTTGGCCGGGCAGTATTTCTCAAGGTTTAGAAATTTCATACACGGAATAGAACCGATACCAATTGATCCGTATTGGGGCAAGCTCATTTCAATCGATTGGGGCTACAATCCTCATCCTTATCATGTTGGATGGTATGCTCAGGCACACGACGGGACGGTCTACAAATACCGAGAAGCACAAGGCAATGATACGTCACCCGAAGACCTAGCAAATCTAATTTTGATGTTATCTAAAGAGGATAGGGGCATTCGCTCTGCCGTTGGCGACACCCAGATGTGGGAAATTAACCCCTATCAAGCTGGGAGTGGGGCCAGGCAAGGCGTGATGTATTCTGACAAGTCAATCGCTGATACGCTTCAACGAGTTATCAAGTCTGCTAACATTACGTTGTATCAAGCAAACAAAGCCAGAATAACGGGATGGACGTTGCTTAGGACAATGATGGAGTGGGACGCGGAATTTGATCAAAATAACATCAGAGTGTTCAAAAAGAAGCCACAGTATTACATATTTAAAACATGCGTTAAAACGTTAGCGACCTACCCCAATATGATTCACGACGACCTAAAGCCAGAAGATATGGAAAAGATGGACGGTGACGATCCTTGCGATACAGACAGATACGCCTTGATGCACATTAAAGGAGGTAAGATACCAAAGCCTCCAGACACAACATACGACAAGCTTTTACGCGAAGTAACTCAAAGCAATTCAGGAAAGGATATGCCAGCATGAAAAATGACGAAGGCATTGTAAAAACTATAGCTATTATATTACAGCAAGACTACGATGAAGGCAAGGGTATCGAACCATACGATCTTGAGCCAGGCAATTGTCCTGTCAATGACGAAGAAATAATAGACGGACACTTACCCAATGGAGAACCGGGATTTTATAGATGGAGATCGTTTACTTTATTGGCTATAAAAATAGCTAAAGAATTTAAACTTCAAGAAGATTTGATTCAGAAAACATTATGGGCGATAATAAAATCGAATGGAGGCAAATTAGCCGCTGAAGAAATATATTTACAAATGGTTGATTCTAATAATAGAATAGATAGTTGGAAAAATGAAACAGATTATAGAACTTGGTTTATGGCAATATAGAAAAATAATCCTTGACAAATTACACGGAAATGTTTATGTTTATGGTAACGAGATAAGGGCGTGGGGATGTTCGCAGAAACAATAGAAAGAAACCAATTGAATCATGTTACCCGAATGTGTGAACAAAGTTGTTCTCCTGTTCAGATGGAAGCATGGGAAAAACTCAGAGACTATTTATATTCAACTCGGAATCTATATCAAGAACAATTAGCTATAATAAACAATAAATTGTGCGTCACGAAGATAGTTGGCGATTGTGTGAGAGTAAGAGATATAACGATTATCGATAAAATATCATTTAAATTAAAGAGATTGTTCAATGCCTGATCAAGCTAAGAATCTTGGACGCAAAGACCCCGAACTATACGACAAGATAGTCAAGTATTGGAAACGATCACAGAAAGAATTGATCGACCAAAAGAAGTTTAAAGACGCCGAAGAATACCAGGCACTTTACGACAACAAGCCAGAAAAGAAGCGTCCAAGACACCTAACTGACTTCTCGGTTCCAATAGCAAACGACACAATCGAGACTGGCCTCTCCGTAGCAACCGCACGAATTCCAACCCCAAACATCAAGCCTGAAATATCATATCAAGCAGTTCAACAAGCAATTCAAATGGCAGGAGAACAAGAAACAGGCCAGCCGTTGAGTGAAGACGAAGCATACACCAAGATTCAAGAAGAACTTTCGGAACATGCTGATGCTCAAGTCAAGTCTTTAGTGGCCGATTGGAAACGCCTTAACATGCAATCGGTGATTCGGGATTCATACCGGGGGAAAGGAATCAAAGGAACGCATTTCATCAAAACATGGAAGGACATAAACACAGGTGAGAAAAAGGTTGAGGAATGCAGGTTTGAAAGTATCTTCCCTTCCCCCGGCGTTTATTCTATCCAAGAGCATACAACCGAACCGTTTATCTATGCTCCCATTAGGACTATTCGACGCGCCAAGGAGATGTATGGCATTGATGGAATTGAAGTAGCAGCTAAATATACGTTTGACGGTGCGGAGAAAGTTCTATATCCAGACAAAGGCTTTAAGGGATGGTATGAACAAGCCAAGCACACCGGAGAGGCCGCAGTCGCGGCAATTAGTGGGACCGTAGCGGGTGATGATGGATTTTGTATTCCTATTGAATGCTATATGCCAGCAGATTTTGATGATGTAGAAGAATACGACGACGAAGAATACAAGAAAGATGAAGAAGGCCAGATAGAAACAGACACGCAAAAAGGCGAAGTAGTCAAGGTTCCCGTAAAGAAAACACGTCCGATGTTCCCATCTGGGTATAAGTGCGTGACTATTATTTATGGTCACAAAGATTGGATTATCGCAGAAGAAGATTGCCCGTATGCTCCGTGGGGGTTCCCGCAGCCTCCGTTTATAGCTGATTACTGCACGAAAGACCCGTTTGATTTTTACGGTGTTTCTCAGTTCAAGCAGACCAAAGAGCTAATGGCCCAGATTAACGTCTTGGTATCAAATTGGATTGACGTTGTAAGACATACCGGAAACGCTATTTTGGTTATATCCAGGGGGGCGAATAGAACAGAAGACGCCATGAATGCTGGAGAAGGCCAGACCAACGAAGAGCCTTTGGTAGCCCAGACAGGAGAGATTTGGCGAGAAGACATACCCAATTCAATTCGTTGGTTGGAGCATCCCACTATCCAAGACGCTCGGTATTTGTTGGAATGGCTGATGGGATTCCACGATAGGTCTACACATCTTTCCGATGCCATGAGAGGATTTAATCAGTTCTCGCAGGATTCAGGGAAGAAGATTCGAGAATTGAGAGCCGCCGCAGTTGGGACGTTCGGACCAAAGATGGATGAAGTGGTTGAATTTTGCACAGAAATCTTCCGGATGTGGGCCTGGATCGATGCCAACATGGGGAATGAAGATGATGTATTACTCCAAGAAGCTGAAGACGAGAACGGCGACGCCAAGTTTAACAAATTCATTCCGGCCAAAGGTAGAAATATTAAGATGCAAGTCGAAGTTTCGGTGCGGTCTTTACTACCTGACGACCCTGAAGAAACATTCCTACAAGTGATGCAATTGGCTCAGATGATGATACCGGGTACTCAGATGTCAATGGTCCCACCGGAAGTCATTATAGACAACTCTTATGCCGTCAACGACCATCAACGCATGAAAGCATGGGTAGCCAAGCAACAACAAGAAACCGACGTAATGGCACAGAAAGAACAGGCTTTTGAACAGCTGAAGAAACTCGCGGAGATGGCTGAACAAGTGCCTCCGCAAAGCCCACAAGAAGAACAATTATTTGGACAGATTTCACAGATCATCATGCAGTTGCCTGAAGCCATGTTGAGTCAGACGTTCTCGACGTTACCGCCAAGGATTAAGATGGCGGCACTGAAGACGTTCTCGGCTAAAGTCAACGAGCCACCAAAGCAATTAGCTCCACAACCAACAAACACACAATAGGAGAATCGATATGATCGGCAATGAACGGTATCAACGAAGAGAAGAACTGCTTGTTCTTTATGGAAAGTTGGCAGACCGAGAAGAAAGTAAGGCATTGGGAGAAAAGCGACAATTGAAGCATGAACTCCCCAATGGCGATGTAGAGGTTTATGATTTCTATCATAGTGGGGCCGTGGTGGTGATGGAGTTGGTGGATGTGATATACCCGACTGTCCCAACGGACACAGAACAAGACGAGAATCCTTATTTTAAGAAGGAATTCATCCCTAAAGAATACCAAACCACCGAACCTCCTATATTTACGGAGCCAATGCCAGCAGTTGAACCCGTGGCTGTGCCGGTTGAAACCGCTCCTCCTGTTGAATTACCTAACGAGGCATTCAATGGCGAATTAGTGGCAAAGCGTAAGCCTGGTCGAAAGCCGAAGGCACAATAATGATCACTTTGATCTTTGCGCTTGTGTTTATGGCCCTGCATTGTTATTGGGATGCTTTGCGGGACGTGATGACGTGGCATTGCCAAAAGTATTGGAACGGAGTGGAGTGGCACTGGATCAAGCTGGCCTCGGAAACATGCGCGGTGCTTGCTGGTGCGTTTCTTGTGGCTTCCCTGTGGTATACGGTTATTTGGAAGTGTGCTGTATCGGTGTCGTTCTACATTCTTTATCGTTGGGGATGCTCTGAATTGAGCTTTCACCTTCACGACAAGAACTACGGAAACAGCGGGAAGGCCGTGATGTTCTTGACCGAGATCGGAGCCGTGGGCGTAATGGTTGCGGCTGGTGGGATATTCTTGTTTCTGGGAGCGCAACTATGATCGAGCGACATGAAATGAGAGACTTGCTGTCGTTTATTATCGAAGATGTAAACAGAATACACTACTCCGAAAAGGCATTAGACGCGGTATTGGATTTTACGCAAGTAGATCACATAATGGCCGCATCGAGATTTATAAAGGGAGAGATCGAAGGCAATAAAGACTTTCCTTATCGATCAAGCGATGCAGTGGATAAATTAAGAACCGAGATATTGGAAATGATCGGCAAGGATAAACCAACGGAGTAAATAATGGACTGGATAGACATAAGAAAAGAACTCCCCAAAGAAGATGGTAATTATTTGGTGTGTGCGTCGAGTCTCGCCAAAGACAAGTCATTTATACAAATGGCGTGGTATGACCCAAACGGTTTTGGGTGGAGCAACATCGAGGCAATATGGATTCCATCAATTACCCACTGGATGCCCGTGGAACTGCCCAAAGATGAAAAGACGGTGATCGCAGGAGAAGACCTTAAGCCTAACGATTTAGTGTGGATAGACGCGAAAGGATACGCTTGGAAGGTTAGGGAGCGATTCGCTTTGCCTGATGATTTAAGGGAGGCGATAAAAGAAGCTATTTATTGGATCGATAAAAGACATCTTTGTTGGCACAAACTAAATGAATATTTGGGTAAATCCTAAATGACTCAAAAAACACTTGACTTATTCAAAAGAATTGAATATCTTATTGACAAGGAGTTTTTAGAAAAACGTTATATAGGAGAAGTCAAAATTAGACTTCAATGCGTGAGTGGTGGAATAAGCAAGTCAAGGATCGAATGGGAAACGGAAGTAAAGGCAGATGAAGAACGATAAAGAAAATCCATTGGCATTGCCCGATGACTTATTGACTGCGATCAGATCGTTTTGCATAAGGGCCAACAAGCTTGATGGATCGAAAGATCGTATGTATTATGATGTATTTTACAAATATATCGGAGAACGCGCACAGGCCAAGTTGGATACCGATGGTTGGGATTTAAATACTTTGCCACGCAAAGAACGTAAGAGAGTAAAGGCGATATTGGGCAGATGCGGGTAATGATCCACAAATGTAAGCCGGATGGCAATAAGGCCATGCACTGGATGTGCCGTGCGGAGAAAGCAATTACTAAACCAATAAAATACTTTTGTTATAAATGCAATAGATATGTTACAGAAGACGGGAAGCATTCTTTTATGAATGTATAGATAGAAATTAATTTAACATAGGTCAATCATCCTCAATAGCGATATTGGGGCAGAAGCCGAACTACCAGAAATGGTGTTCGGCTTTTTTAGTTTACACCCAGACCCGCGCCGTAAGGCCAACCGGAAAGGAAATCGAAAGTGGAAAATGAGACAGTAGAAGCGACAATGACAGATCAACCCGGCAACGCGACGAGCGACCGAGTTTGGGATGATGTAGAGGTTCAAGGCGATCCATTGGCAAAGAAGGCCGATGGCATTGGTGGTTTGTTGTCTTTTGGGACGCGAACCAAAGAAGCCGAGAAAAAGGAACCGGAAAAATCAGCCGAAACTTCTCCCGTTGAGGGCAAAGAAGAAAAGGCTGAAAAAGTGGAAGAGACTCCAAAAGAGCAACCAACCAAGTCCACTGAAGCCGATCCCAAAGCCTCGGAGTTTACCAACCAAGTCATTGAAAAGCTTAACGGGCTGGGGCTTACAGACGAAGACAAGGCAAAGTTCATACCGGAAGTTCTTGAAAATTGGGGAAAGTGGACGGCCAAGGTCAATCAAAGAACGCAAGAGGTGGCAAAGCGTGAAGCGGAATTGGGCGATCTCGAACTGCTTGACAGATTTTCAAAATTTACATCTGCCAAGGATGTTGTGTCCGCAATAGAGAAACTTCAAAAGATGGACCTTCCTGGGTTTCTTAATCTTGCCAGCGAACAGTATTTTGAGGGCGGGGAAAATCCAGTAAAGGAATTCTTTGATTTGCTATTCAAATCAGCCCCAGAAGCTCAGAAGATGACAAAGCAACAAATGGACCTCAAGCAACAAGCCGAAGACTTGAAGCTTGAGAAAGAGGTTTCGCAGGTACAGGCTCTTGACCCAAGGTATTCAGATCCTGAATTGGGACAGAAGAATCTTGAGGAATTGGCCGCTCTTGCGGATAGTCTTGGCGATGTTCCATTGACTGTTGCTCATAAAGTTTACAAAGCCGAACAAACTGAAAAAGCATTGAATGAATCCAACGTCAAAGTAAAAGCACTTACCAAGGAGCTTCTTGACGTGAAGAAAGAACTTGATGCTTTGAAGCAAAAATCTCCGACTCCCAAGAAAGAACCGGCTGAGAATAAATACGATGAGCCTGTTGTTGTTGGGAATTGGAACGATACCGTTGGTAATATTCACCAACAAACAAGAATAAAAATGGGTATTTGATAAGGAGTTAAAATATGTCCAGATCATTCACAGCAGAGGTCGTTAACGATTTGAACGTTGCCACAGACCCGTATATTCTTCCTATGGTGTCTCAGCTTAATGTGGATAACGTCGTTCATGCTCGCCTTGCCAAGAAATCCAAACCCCTTGATGGCGGCAAGAAGATTAGTTCTCCCATGAGGGTTAGGTTTGAAAAAGCCGGGTCCGTCACTAAGTATCAGTCCTACGATACGCAGGTGAAAGACATCCTGGAAATGGCGGAGTTTGATTGGAAGTTCGTTCGCGGAGAAATGAACATTTCCAAAGTTGATGTTGAAGTCATTAACGCCGGGAAAGAAGCCCGTCTTAATATCGCGGAATCTCGTATTTTGAACATGAAAGACAGCATGGGCGCGCAGTTCTCCGAATTGCTGTTCAAGGCCGTTGCTGATCGCGCCACGAAAGACCCGGAGTCTTTGTATTCCATGTGCGCCACTCAAAACAATACCGTTGGCGGAATTGACGCTTCCGTGTGTTTGGGTGGGTCCGGCACTATTACCGAAGATTATACGTGGAATCCGTATCTTCTCGACCTGTCCGATCAGAGCATGACCAGGGCGAAATTGCTCAACAGTAATGACGATTATTACATCCGCAAGATTCTCCGCAAGCTTGTTGACAATCTGACAATGGGCAATGATGAGCCTACCATTCTTTTGGGTTCTCCGGCCTTGTGGTCTGTTTATGAAGAAGACCTCATGAACTTCAAGCAGATCGATGCCAACAGGATGGAAATCGACGGCGGGTTCAAGGCTCTGTCTTTCCGAGGCATTCCTTTCGTGAAGGATGCGAATTGCCCCGGCGGACTCATCAACACCACGGACAATGATACCAGCGGCGTTCTCTTCGGGCTGAATGAGAACTACTTGCAGTTTTACCATTCTTCCAAGTACGGCACGTCAAACGTCGGAATGGGCATGAGATGGGTTCCGTGGAAAGAACTTGAAACCGAACCCGTGCTTCATTCCCGTGTTGAGTGGGCCGGTGCTCTCACTTGTTCTAACCGCCAACGACAGGGTGCTGTTATTGGTTTACCCTCTGACACCGCCTTGAATGCGGCTTAATTAAGGAGAAATGAATAATGTTTACAAATAAGAAAACAGCAGGACTCGATGTTTGCGGGGTTGAGGTTGATCTTCCCGAATTCAACGGAAAAGGCATAACGGCTTACAGTGCTTCCGCCAGGGCCAAGGGTGCACCGGTGTATTTCGTTGTTAGTGCTACCGCAGGTCAAGAGCTTGTGGCAACTACTCCGGCTACCGCTACGCACGTAAAGATTGGTTGGGCGTACGACAATTACGCGGCTGGGAGCATCGGAATCTACGTTACCTCCGGATTCGATGTCCCGATTTTGGTCTACGCTCAAACCGCTCTTGCGGCTGGACGTGTGATCGAAGTCATTAACTCCGGAACGTATGGGATTGACCAGGGGGGTTCTACGCTTGATGCTACGGGGTTGGCTATGGTTAGGGAAGCCTTGACTTCAGCCGAAGCCACCGCAAACGCCACGGCAAGCACTACTTCCGTGCTGAAGAAATGCTTGATTGTTCCTGGCTATACTGGAATCACGGCGATTACCGCGTGGGGCACGATTTCCGGAAGTTAATCAGAAAGTTTTGGCGGGGGAGCAATCCCCCGTCTAACAAAAGGAGTTTTAATATGAAGAAATATTTCCTAATAGCTTTAACGTTGCTGTTGTTTGTCAATGCCAATGCGACTAACCCAAATGCGGTGGCGAAATGGATTGACGGTCTCGAATTTTCAGGTATGACTGTTGGCGATCTTTCCGCGCTTGCTGGGTTTCCTGGGACAAGATGGTATGTCAACTCCGCCATTTCCGTCTCTGGTGACGGGCTATCTTGGGATACGGCAAAGAAAACAATTACGGCTGCTGAGGCCGCTGCGAGTGCCGGTGACGTGATCTATATCACTGGTTCATTCGCTGAGTCTGTGACGCTAAACATTGCCAGTGTTGCGATCATTGGCATAGGCACTGGTCCGGCTATGACGTTGTGGAACGCCGCAGCTGGCAACGACAAGGTAAATTTGACAATTTCAGCGGCTAATTGTTTGGTTCAAAACATCAAATTCCGTCCTGGCCCGAAGAGTTCGACTTATAGCGCGTGTATTGAGCTTGCAACCGGAGACGACTATACCCGAATTATTGGGTGTCGTTTTCAGGGTTCCGCCGCTGCGTATTACGGAATCTATTCGCTTACACCTTGCGGGAACGTTGAAATTGACGGCAACGAATTCATCTACTTCAACACTTTGACCAATGGAGCGGCCATTCTTGGCGTTGAAGCCACGGGGTTGGCGTATTCAAGCTGGAAAGTCACAAACAATATTTTCAACTCTTGCGTCACTGCCTTAAATATAGGCGGACGAGCTTGCATCGTAAAAGGCAACACCTTTTTTGAATATGGACTCGCCGCTGCCGGAACATTTCCTGCCGCTGTTATGACGCTTGGAATTGATCTAAGTGGAACTGATTGTGGAGCCAATGTCGTTACTGGAAACTACCTTTCTGGAACGTACAGCGAGACGTTATATAAAGACGGTACGAATGATTCATGGGGTGGAAACTTTAATGTGGGTGGTGTAACCGCCGCTAACCCTGCACCGTAGTTTTGTCCCGAACTCACGATTAACGAGATGGGGGGAGCGTAAAAACTCCCCCCATAGGACAACAAATGTTATACACTGCAATTGAATCGATAGTAAGACGAGTAATCACCGAAGAAGCCGTACTTACTGTAGTTCCGGTTATTCGTGAAGCCGAAAACGATTTCATCGAAAGAACATGGTGTTATCAGAAATTCCAACTACTCAACACCGCCGAAGCCCTTGCACCTACGTTTGCTTCAACAAATTGGACGGCGACAAACGGTTGGTCTGCTGATGGCGTAGATACTCAATTGACCAAGGTTGCCAACGCCTCGGTAGGGACCATTACGCCTTCTGGGACGGGTGCTACGCCAGTCATTGGTGATACCTATACCATAGTCATCACAGCGACAGCGGCTTCTGGTACTTTGACCTATACCTACGGAGGAGTAAGCGGAACCGCAATTACAGCCACAACCATCACGGACGAGATTACTGCCTTAACCACTGATAAATTGATCATCACCGGAACCGGAGCATCGACGGCCACCATTACAGCCCTAACCATTCGCAGGACATTAAAGCCAACCTATGCTTTACCATCAGGATTCATAAAAGACTTGAGGGTCGAATGGGATGGAGCCGCCATTTACAAAACAGGAATTTTAAATGAGCAGTTGATTTATGAAACTGATGGAACCGTGTATGATAGCACCCCAACTTCATATTTTATCGATAGCGACAGACTAAGGTTAATACCACAACCCAATCAAGACGGATATTTAGGCTTGTGGTATATCGCAAGCAACACCGAGGAATCCGGAACCAGTCCGGTTATTCCTTCAAACGAACACGCTAAATTAGCCAATTATGTCATTGCGAGATTCCTTGAGACAAAAGGAAGATTCGATGAAGCCCAATATTACGAGCAAAAGTATCTTCAAGATTGTTCAAGTGTTTATCAGAAATACAAGAATCAAAGAGGTGTCCAGAGGCGACTTATTACGGAGAAAAACCAACCAATAATAACTTATAGCGAATTTATTGATCCAGAAGCATAGAATTGAAAGGGAAAAGTAAAATGAAGAAAGCAATGTTTTTGTCAATCGTGTTTGCAGGCTATTTGGGAGCGCAATCGTTTTACGTGGATTGTCCTACAATCATGATAAGAGACACGATAGTTGCGGCCACGTCGGATTCCGTGTTGATCTATTTCAATGCGCAGAACAATCCGAATTCTAAGCCTACCGCGCTTGGCCCGGTTGATCTTCATGTAAAAGTCACGGGCTATTCTACTCCATCAGAAACAGATACGCTACATTTGAGTGTCCGAGGGATTAAAAGAAAGTTGCTCGAAGGCTCCACAACTTGGACAAATTTTTATGGCGATAGTACTTATGTTGGTGGAGCGGAGAACGATTCCACTCTACATGAATTCGCCATTGATCCACTATACACCTATTATTTCAATTTTGACGGACTTTCCATTAAGTTTGACCAAAACGGAACCGATACCGACACCTTGAAATTTTGGGTAAATGCAAGGGTGTGGGCGCAAGGGGGAATACGTTAATGAAACGTTTCGCAATAATTTTTTACTTGCTCCTTGCCGGTGCTGTTTTCGCTCAAGGAAACTACGACAGGCAGGGAAGATTGGGGCACAAGAACCGCCATATCGTTCTTGCCGACACAATCCAGGGACTAACCGGTGATGTAATCGTAGTGAATGATTCCATGAAGTTTGATGGACCTACTGTTTTTTCGGATACGGCCACATTTAACCAACCAGTTGTATTTAGTGATACTGTTCACATAAATTCAGTTGTTGATGAAAAAATGTTTGTGTTGTCCGATGGTGATACCATTATGATCGATCCTTCAAATACAAAGGCAATACAGTCTGGAGGCTCGTTTAGTGGCAGATTTAATGGACTGATGGCTTGGGCGTTTGATTCTACGGGGCAACAAGTTCTAAAATCAAGATTGGTTATTGGCGATACAATGGTAAATGTTCCGAATTTACAGGCCGCATTGACTGTCACGGGAACTTATCAATACGGAGGGATTAACAATTACACCAATGGAGATACGGTAAAGCTTTGGACAGACGTTGGGACCGCACTGGGCGGAACAACTGACGTGGATGGAGACTCTGGAGTAACAATCATTGGTCCTAATTTTAAACTTGGTGCTGACAACTCGTTTACAATTGGCGTTGTACAGTGGGACGTTGCCGGAAAAGACTCGATAAATGGAGCAAGTATAGATCGGCAATCAATTCCGTGGACTTCTATTGATTCGACGAATTACGCTACCGATTACGATATGTCGCTTAAAATGAATTCGGCTGATTTTGGGGACTCCCTTGACGCTTACGATGGATTTGGTATTATAGTTACAGACAATGACGATATGGAAGTTGACACTTCCGCCATTCCGACCGACTACGACCTCGGCCTTAAGCAAAACGCCCTTGATTTCGGGGACAGCTTGGTTGCTTACGATGGGTTTGGAATAACTGTAACCGATAATGACGATTTCGAGGTAGATACGAGTGCCATACCTACCGATTATGACATTGGTTTAAAATTGAATTCTTTGGACTTCGGCGATAGTTTGGCCGCCTACGATGGATTCGGGATCATTGTTACTGACAATGATGATTTTGAAGTGGACACGTCGGCCATACCAACGGATTATGATTTAGGATTAAAGCTTGCCATTGCGGATTCAGGGACTACATATCCAAGCGTTTATACTGACGGGCTTAAATTGCTTGCATCCGCATTTGGCGATTCATTATTGGCATACGATGGATTTGGATTGACGGTAACGGATAACGACGATATTGAAGTTGATACAAGTCAAGTTCCCACAGACTACGATCTTGGGTTAAAACTCAACTCAGCAGATTTTGGTGATAGTCTGGATGCCTATGACGGATTTGGGGTAACAGTAACAGATAATGATATAATTGAGGTTGATACAGCAGCGATTCCTACTGATTACGACCTAAGTTTAAAGGCTCCTCTTGCCAGTCCGACATTTACGGGAACGGTGGGGGCTGCCGCAATTGCCGCTACGGGCCAAATAACGGGATTGGCTCCCATGTCTCTTGATTCTGGTGGACCGATAACTCTTTCCAGTGATTCGTGCATGGGAAACATTCATTTTAACAACGCCGCTTCCGTGTTGGACTACACTCTACCTGCCGCTGCCGCAGGGTTGACGGTAATGTTTTACGACATAGGCGGAGGAGTTATAACAATCGATCCAGTGGATGGAGCGGACACGATTTACCTTGATGGAACTTCCGTGGGTGCGGGGGATGCCATCGATTCTCCTGGTGTTGTTGGAAACTTCATTTGTCTCATGGCTCTGGATGGAACCAGATGGGTGACAATAGGTAGATCCGGAACGTGGGTAGATGGAGGTGCGGATTGATGAAATGGTTTAAGTTGGCCACATTGTTAGCGATTGCTTTTCCTGCCTTCGCTGGAAATCTTGTCATAGTTGGAAGTGGTGGAATTGTGGAAACGCCTGCGTTTAAGTTTGGTATCTTGACAGGCGAGGCAGATGATACTTTTACACTTCCGCTCTACGATGGAGGCACATACAATTTCACGGTAAATTGGGGTGATGCCAGTTCAAGTACGATAACGTCTTGGGACGATGCAGATACAGTACATACCTATGCGGACGAAGGCGCAACGGCTTACAATATTGAAATATCAGGAACAATCAACGGCTGGAAATTTGAGAATGCTGGAGATTGCCAGTTAATGCGAGACATTACGCAATGGGGATGTTTTAGACCTGGAAACACTGGATACGCTTTTCAGGGGTGTGACTTCTTGACCATATCCGCAACAGACAGACTCAATTTGTCGGGTGTCACCACGATGGACAACTTTTTCCAAGGTTGTGGTGACATCACGACTATTCCATCTGCGAATAGTTGGGACGTGTCAAGTGTTGCGATCTTTACGGCTTGCTTTCATTCATGCAGCACTTTCAATCAAGATATTGGAAGTTGGAATGTGGCGAACGCTACCAATATAGGGTACATGTTCTATGGATGCGCGTTATTCAACCAAAGTCTAAATAGTTGGAATACCGCAAAAGTCACCAACATGAATTGGACTTTTTATGATGCCGACGATTTCAATGGAAACATAACCAGTTGGGATGTGTCAAAAGTTACGACATTTGAAACTACTTTCCGAGGATGTTCTGCTTTTAATCAAAACATAGGAAGTTGGACTCCCTTGGCCTGCACGGACATGGGAGGGATGTTTCTTAGTTGCACTCTTTTCAACCAGGATATAAGTTCTTGGAATGTCAATGGTGTTCTTGATATGTCTCACATGTTTCATGATGCCGTGGCATTCAACCAAGACATAGGCGCGTGGGACGTGTCTACTGTTGTAACATTAAATAATATGTTTGAGGGAGCCATAGCGTTTGAACAGGCATTAGAAGAATGGGAACCTGAATCTGCTACGGATATGACTGATATGTTTGATGAAGTGACGTTAGATGTATTGACTTACGATACTCTTATAAAAGCATGGGCTGATGTGGCCGTTCAAAACTCTGTGCCGTTTCACGGAAGCGAGGGAAAATACAGTGCTGATGCAGTGGAGAAACGAGCACACCTAACTACCGCTCCCGCTACTGGTCACGGCTGGACGATCACTGATGGGGGGTTAGAGGAATGAAATTCATCATATTTTTTATTGCGTTGGTCTGCTCATCCGTCACTGCCAAGGAAAGCGCCGTGGTCTACCACAATAAGGCATTGCATGATTTCTATGAAAGAAACATTAACAATATATCAAGCGAAGAAATAGTAGAAATTGTCAAAGACGGAATAAGAATACCATTTAAAGAACATTCTGTATTCACCATTAAGAACGGTGAAATTGAACAGATAGGGCAAGTATCAAAAGTAACAACCAAAACTTATGATTTCAAAAAGAAAAAGGTTCAAACCGTTGAATACGAGAAATTAGACAAGATGCCAGCGAAGCACTGACTGACCGATCGCAAATAGAAAGGAAACAATATGGTCATAAACAACGATGGTAAGGCAACGGCATGGAGAATAGTTGATATAATTATAATCCTTGTTGTGGCATTGGTTGGTTCTCTTTGGGCTATTACGTGGAAATCAACAGATACAAAGGCGTGTGACGCAATATCTAAAACAGACAAACTACAGGCTGAAATTCAATTGACAAAAGAATTTATTGCCGAGCAGAAATTAAGAAATTTAAACATAGAAAAAAAGCTTGACGAGATATTAGCTGAGATAAAAGTCGCCAATGGAACAACTCATTAAAATCCCCCGGATTGTCGGGCAGTTTACCAATGGTGATCTTGAGGATGTTTCGCCTGAATATGCGACGCTACTTTCCAATCTGCGCCCCAATAATGGTAAGTTGGAAAAGACCTTCGGGTTTGGGACATTGCTTGATGGAACCGTTGGATTTACTCCCAAGTGGATAGGTACTTATTTCCATCAGTCGTTGAATTCAACCAATGGATCGGGAACAGGGTACGTCTATCTGGCCTATACGGTAAATGCATCCACAAATCACGTGACTATTTACGAGTGGAATTCTGGCGCATGGAAAGCCATTGATGGAGTTTTGCTGGCGAATACGCTTGGAACGTTTCATCACAACAATGACACCAATCCGGTTATTCAGGAGAATGGAATTATTAGGTTTCTACCTGGAAATCTGGGGTCCGTGGGAAGCGACGCTTGTGAAGGAATTTGGATAGGGTATATCGATAGAGACTTGTTTGATGGAGCCAGTTCGGTTATTGCTGGATTCTATGCTTTCCCAACAACATTAACAAAACCAGACATTACCGCAACAGGAATAAATTTAACTGGAACCGCAAGCGATGGAGGGAGTTTCCCGGCTGATTCTACGAAAGCATTTTATAAGACTTGTGCGATTTACGATGGGAACCAAAAGAGCATGTTGTCTGATGCCTATGGAATATCTGTTTCGGAAGGAAGTATCGTAACGCTTGGAATTGATATTGTAGTGGCTGATCATGCGGAAAGAATAACGGGCATTGACATATACAGATCGACTTCAAGCGATGGAATTTACAATAAGGTTCAGGCTATTGATTTTCTAAGAAAGACAAACAACGCACCGCATGCATCACCATCGTCAACATTGTATTCCGCTACGAAATATGCGTACATATCCAACGGCGGGGACTTACATGGTTATGACATTGGAACGTTTCAGCTTTTAATCAATAGTCCGGAAGGCGGTTGGCAATCTGGTACCATCACGGACGTTTTGGATACGGAAGGAAATATTCTTCAAATTGACGCGGAGGCTTTCGGGTATCAAGACACATGGGACGCGGAATGGCAGATAAAAGTCATCGCCAGTGGAGTCGTTGTGGCGAGCGGGTATACCGGAGCCTATTCCGGACCGAATGTGGCAATTTTTAATAACGCCGAGGCTCTCGATTACGCGGAATACGCTAGTGGAGTTTTGATATTCACAAGCACTGGCGAACTCAAGGAAATACTGGCTCATTTTGGAAAAGCCATTAAAGTCGCAAGACCAATGTCTATTTTGTATGAGGCAGTTGCATACGAACTGATCAACGTCCAAGACGGCCTATATTGGACTGCCGGAACAACGACGATTTATTATACGGCCTATGATTACTACCTGACTCCGGGAGCCGAACATCCTTACCCAAACGCAGTCTCAATCAACATGAATGGAAGATTCGCGCAAGTTAATCAAGGCAGACTGTTTCTGCATAACGTAGTTCTTGATCCTGGGGACTCAGATGAAGCGCATGACGATTGGATAGGCTACTCCGAAGAGGAAGCATACGACGCCCTGAATGTCTCGAACGTCTTTCAGCCTTCCGACTCAAAGGGCGGGGCAGGGATAGGGTTGAAAATTTCCTTCAATTCCCTTATCGCAATGAAACCGCATTCGTATTTCAAAATTGACTTGGTTGATCCATCCGACGATACAACTTGGATCACAAAGGAATCCAGACTTGAAAGAGGGAACATCGCTCCGTTCGGATGCCTTCAAAACGGCCATAAGTTCTATCCGTTGAGCTACGACGGAATCTATGAAGTAGACGTAAATATGTTGGCCGCTTCGAATGATACTCCCTTGATCGATGCGCGGGTTTCCGAAGAAATCAACGACCAGTATCTTGCTATAACAGACGCAAACAAGGCATTGATTGTCTCAGGACAAAATCAGATTTACAATGAATTAGTGTATGCCCTGGGATCGAGCGGAAGCCAGTATTTGTATTTGGCATTCAACACGGTCCAAAAGAAATGGAGATCGATACTATCAGCCGTCAATCTAACCTGTTTTGGGACTGATTACAATGGGAATCTGATGGGATATGATTCAGTGACCGGAAAGGTTTGCGGTATATCTTCACTTGAAAGCTGCTCCCTGTGGTTTAAATCGAAGTGGTTTAGAGTGTCTTACGATAGAGCCGATATTATTCGTTACATCAAGGTGACTTACAGTTCAGTAAATTCGCTCTATATGAATATATATCTTGACGGTTCACCTACCACGCCCGAAAGTCTAAGCACTTGGCAAACAACCGGGACTTATACATTGGATGCAACCAGTTCAGGGGTAATAAGCACAATAATCATTCCGGTTGGGAGAAGGTGCAAAAGTTTCATGTTTGACATTACGGACACGGCGGCAAATGTGAACTCGGAATACATCTATGGATATGAGATTGTTATGGGAGCCTCTTGATGGCCGGCGAAAAGTCATTGGCAATGGTTGATGAGTTGGGGATAAGGATTTCCGATCCCGCGCATACCGCTTTCCCCATAAACGCCAAACTTCGCATTCTCGATAAGGCCCAGATTCAACTGATGGACTACTTGGAACCAAAGTATCTGACGGAGTTTGAGACGACACAGGAAAACATCCAAATACCTTCTGGATACGTGGAAATGTCCAATCTGAACAGCGGGAATGTTTTCAAGGGAGCGCAAGGAATTTTAAGAGTTGTTTTAAAAACGGGAACAGTGGTTAGGGTTCAACTACAGTATGATGATGGAACCCTTATGTATTATGATGATGGCGAACCTATGTATTCGGACGACACAATCACACAAGCAGGAACATCTGTCCAGGCCATTAGGGTTAAGCCAGAAGATTTGAAAGAAATCAAGAATCCCTATTTCGCATACTCTGACGAGAGACCTTATTACTATGTTGAAGAAGGCAGGGTATTTGTCTTATGTGATACATACGCAGGAACCGTTGTAGACGTATCTTATTTGAAACTTCCTTCGGCAATTAGTTCGAGTGCCGATACATTAATAAACGATACGTTTCATGGAATCATCATCACGCTTGCCGAGGCTCTTGCGTGGTCGATGGACGAGAGAATGGATGTAAGACTTGAGAGAAAAGAAGCATCGATGAGATTTGCGATGCAACAGATTGAGTCCTTGAACACGGTCAAGATGTTTTTTGACAAAGGCAATGTGATTGAACCCAACTGGTTTGATTTGCCAAGAACCAAGCCGGTAAAATATTTCAGGAGGTATCATAATGGCCGCATTGGTAACTAAATCTCTTACGGATGAATTGAGCTTGAGGCTCGAAGACCCGAAGGAAACAAAATTCCCGGTGGCTTCTAAAATAAAATTCTTAAACAGAGCGCAGATTAGACTATGCAATATGTTGCATCCGGCCTATTTAACTGAGCTGGAAGGTGCGACATCGACATCCCAAACATACAATACACATGGATTTTCCTTGACTTCACCGGCCTTGAACGGTAATCTTGGCTTATTGTTGAGCGGTCGGGGAGTAAGAAGAGTAAAATTCTACAAGAATGGAACCGGCAACGGTGTATGGGCTACCGAGCTAAGTTTGGACGAACTCAAGAAAGTTACGAACCAGTTCTTGTTGGCCGACGACGAATCTCCAAGGTATTACATTTTCAAGAACAATATATTTTTACTTGTAACGACATACACATCAGCAAAGGTAGACGTTCATTTTATAAAACAACCAACGCTGATGGTGGCAGATACCACAGATCCAGTTATCAATGCAAGTTTATTTCCAATCTTAACGACTCTCGCCGAAGCGATGTTGTGGGGGATGAGGGGACAACTTGAGAAAAGAAATTCTGCCATGAAGTTCGCATTTGACGAAATTCAGACTTTGAACGCACGATACGAACCGGCTGAAGGCGTTGGAACC